TTATACTTTCAAGCGCTTTTGAGATATGATTTTCAGCGTTAAAAGCTGGTATTATGATGCTAAACCTTGGCTTATACAATTTATCAACCAAGGCATTTACCCCGTCTTTAAAACGTTCTATCTCGTGGTTTATGCAATCTCTGTAAAAATCAAAATCATCCCTGCACTCTTCGTAGTTCTTTAACGTTCTGCGTATTGCAACACATATCTCCGGTAAGTTTGATACGGTACGCTTAAACTTGTACTTTTCGGGTATTGGCACATCACGATAAAGATTAGCACTTCCTTCAGTATCCGTGATAACACAACAACCATGTAAGGCCGCTTCTCTTGGCATTCTGTCTTTTCCGGGATGGTCTCCAAAATCAATATATAATTTGCTCTTATCCATCAGGTCTATAATTTGTTCCTGTGTTAGGTTACATATTGGCATGAACAATACATCAGACATGAAAGACATTATTTGCTCTGTAAAGTCTAAACCCTTTTTAGGGTTATATAACACAATGTCCTGACGCTCCACAGCGCTTGGATTTGGTAAATGAGCCCTGTTTATATAATCACCTATATAAATTATCGACTTTGCATCAATACTGCTCTTTAAAAGGAAATCTGACGCATAGTATGACTGTGTGAGATGTAGTATTTTTGAAAATGCTTCCGGAAAGGTATCGCTGTTTGCTCTTCTCTTGTAATTGTCCACACTCTCCCAAAATATGATTTTCTGATTAGCTTTGAATCTCTCAAGATAATGTGCCCATATCTCAGGAAATATCAATACCACATCATTTTCTGGTGTATCTGTCACTACGTAATCATTGTGGTATGCTTCTGTATAACACGCAGGCTGTGGATTCTCAATATTTTTTGCAATATACCAAATCTTCGCTATAACATTATCATGCCTGTTTAATTCGTAGCAAAGCTGATGTAATAATTCGATGCCTCCTGTTTCATATCTGTCCGGACATGCCACATATATTTTAACCATACATCAATTACCTCTTCTATTTGAATATTTCTCCATCGCATATCTGGTTGCATCTATACTATGATTATTTTCATCGGGATATGCACTTATAAAGTTTCCATCTTTATCCTGCTCATATTCATAAGTTGTAAATTCCTTATATGTTTCCGGGCATTTCTTTTTATCAATATATATATGCCGCAAACCCTGCAACCACTTTATTCCATATCTTACCGATTCTGGTCCTTTTTCAGCCCCTCGTATAAATGCACCATAAGCCCTGAAATCTGCAATCGATTTCTCTTCGGCACTATCTGCCGTTACCAATTCGTCCAATCGTATTAGTTTTTTATCATTATACAATTCATCAAATACCTCGGCATTTCTTGCTTTAAGGGTATTATGTTCCCCGTATATATAAAGATCCAAATGTTTACGGTCAAAATGCATCTTTACAAATCTGAAAGGATCCTTTGCAAATCCCCAGTCAATACCATTATATATCTGATCAAAGGTTTTCCACATTTCAACCTGCTTATCATTTACGGTTACAAGCTGATCCATATCAAGGTTAACTGCATTTGGAAATACATCTCCACCAGTTCCTACGGCTTCTCCTAAATATTCATGTTTATATGCCTTAGGATCTGTTTCCTTTAATTCCTCGGCTTCTTCCAAGAATTCCTGTCCAAGCCAATCCTCCGGTACCTGCAGGTATGTGCTTCTTATTACCAATGTGGATTTTTTGGGTTTCATTTCAAATTCTTCCACATATTCATTCGCCCAATTGTTTTTTGATATAGGTGGATTAAATGTTCTGAAATCCCAAAATAGCTCACCACCACGTTTTGTGGACTGGGTTACTTTACGCAATTCATTTGTGCCAGCATATTGATCCAATTCCTCAAACCAGTTTATTCCAATATAACCAAAGTCGGGTTTTATTGATTTTACCTTACCAGGATCGTCCAAACCCATAAAGTATATCTTTTGATGTGTGGGTATATATTCGATAGGGGTACTGTAATTCTTTGGAATTTTGAAATATTTCTCTAATCCAAGGTGGTAAATACCCCACTTGACCTGAGGAAATATACTTGTTTGGATAGTATTTGCTATCTTCCTAAAACATACGGCGTGGACATTTGGATTTTGGATAATCAATAATGGAATGGCTATTCCTCCAACAAATGAGGATTTGGTACTGCCTCGACCTCCCGGAAATATATACCTTGAATGTTTATGTTCAAGTATATCTTCCAAAACATCAAAGAAGTCGGGTATGATACAGTCTTTTAATTTGATATCAATCTGCATACCCGACCTCCTTTATTCTTTTTTCCAATCCAATTTTATTGTAATAGCAGTATCTGGAACACCTTTAACCCTATTCTCAATGTCCACTGTTCTTTTGGCAATTTCATTCATAGCCTTCAGGCGGTCTGCAAGGGTTGCATCCAATCCAAACTGATCCTTGATTTCCCCTCTTGCAATAGCACTAAAAAGTTCCATAACTTCCTGTGCGTCCATGATTGCTTTTTTCTCTTTACAGCCGTTAATCCGTTGTATTTCATTGGCCACCTTTTCATTCTTTAACATTATGGAAGCTTTATACTCGGCTGTCTTTGGACTATATCCGGCCTTTAAGGCTGATTGTTTTCCATTACCTGTTTTAGCATATTCCCTACAGAATATTTTTTGTCTTTGATTTAAACCATACTTTGGATTTTCCACACTTAGGGGTTTATATCTCTTTTTTGGAGTCTTTTTAGTTTTTGGTGTTTTTGTTTTCTTTTCTTCTATAGTATTATCCGGAGTATTAGTTTCCAACTTCTGTTCTTTTCGAGGTTTTATTTTATTATTATCCTCTTGTTTACTCATATTTATGACCCCACTCTTATTTTATTTACACCACGATTTGCCGCTTCCCTTATTGCCTTTTTCTTTGCTTCTGCATAACTACCGTGGAAGAATACCGGCTCATCACTATTACCTATATAGAATGCCCAATTACCATATCCCTTAGGAGCTTTTCCTGTAGAAAATCTATATTGTGAATCTGAAATAGTTACCTGAGATGCGGGTATCTTTTTTAACTTTAGGGTTGACTGGGTTCCTCCCAACTTTCTTACTTCATCCGGAGACATTCTATCTACTTTTCTTTCTGCATCTTCCTGACTTAACCCACTATTTCTTAATGACTGTATCGCTGAATTCCTCTCTTCATTATCCGATTTCTTAGTTAGAAACTTCTCCCGATATGTATTGGCTTTATTCTGAAAATCCTGACCAAATGAAGATAACTGCTTATCCATTTTCTTCATTAACTCATGATTCTCATTTATAAGATTTCTCTTTTCATCCGGATTCGTGGTATTAGCTAATTTCTTACGATTTTCTGTTACCTGTTTAGCCATCGAATCATAACTACCCGATTCGACCTTCTTCCTTGCTTCATCCGGATGCATATATTGCTTTACTTCAGATACCTTTCTTTTATAGGCTTCTGACTCATTTCTTGCTATCTGCTTTTCCTTTTCATCCTCGTTCTTGGAAACATTGGATTTTGTTTCCCACTGGTCGGTATAATGTTTTGCTAAGGCTTCCCGCTTATCTTTGCCCCTACCCTCAATTCCAAGCTTTTTAGCCATCTTGTTTGCATAGGTAGCAGATACACCGGCGAATTTATTTCTGTAAAAAGCTTCTGCCTCATCCCTATTTTTAAATTCCGAAGATGACCCCTTAGTTACTGCAGATTCAATTTTAGAATCATTGGATAATTTATCCTTATAAGTTTGATGAGCTAAAGCACCTGCTTCGTGATAACTCATACCATCTTCCATTAACTTACTAGCCATTTTGGAAGCTTCCGGATGATTAGCAACCTGTTTGGACATTTCTGCTAAAGATAATCCCTGTTTTTTAGCATAATCTTCCGGAGTAGCTTTCTTCTTTTCAACGGGTTCCTGACCAGCATCCCTTCTTTTAATAGATTCAGAATGCTTTTCCATAAACGCTGCCATAGCGGCTTTTCTAACCTTATCCTTAGGAAGATTATGCTGTTCAGCAAACTTATCTGCGGCATCATATAATTCCTTGTTAGCTACCCCACCTTCACGTGTCCATACTGCCTCATTATGGGCTTCAGCTATTTTCTGGATTTCTGAATGCTGACTTAACTTAGAATGGTCAGGTGAAGTATACTTTGTTTTTATACCCTGCTCCCTTCTACGCTTTTCTTCCCTCATCTGTATATGGAACTTTTCTGCTTTAGAAAGTTTACCACTCGGGTTATTAGCTAATTCCCTCGCTTCCTTTTCAGCCGGCCCCATCTGCTTTTGCTGTTCTTCCTTTTTATTATCGCCAGATTTAATAACTGCAATCTCATATGATTGTCCTGGATGCTGACTTCTCTCCTCATAGGCCTTCTTCATAGCTTCATAAGTCTTGAATCCAGCCACAGGGCTCATATTTTTAGGATTGGACACCCCATAAGTACCTTTACCTTGGTATTCTGCATTATAAGTCTGTCCTGCAAACTTACTACCATCATTAGGTACTTCACCTTTTTTTAGATACAAAGCATACTGCTCACCCGGTTTAAGTTTCTTAGGTACCTGTTTTATATCAGAATAATGAGTTATCTGTCCCTGCTTCCCGGATTTACCAAACTCTGTACCCCGTCTAACCTTTCCTCCTTTACCGAGATTAGCTACCCTGTCAGATGCTTTTGCATACTCCTGTAATTTGGAATCCCTATCCTTACTTGCTACTTTCAACCTATCCTTAGCCGCATCTCTATCTTCCTTGTTGGAAGCCCTATCATAATGACGCTGTTCAATCTCTACCCGATCATATGCATCTCTATACTGGCGTTTCTTATCAACATAATCAGCAACAGCTTTTTTACGAGTATCTGATGATACCGGACCTCTTTTTTTCTGCCTGCTAATAGCCTGCTTTACGGCTTCTTCCTTAGACTGTCCTTCAAATATAGGTACATGAACACCGTTTACAGTTATCCATTGTTTTACTTCTCTTGCCATCTTATCCTCCTATCTTTATAAGTGAATAATCTATATGTTTATTTGCCTTAACAGCCTCCCATGATTCATTGTCAGTTGGAATCTCCTGACCCTGAATTGTATACCATACATCCCGAAGATATAAAACTATTTGGATCATTGATGTGGATTCAAATAACTTTTCCTTTTTTGTTTTTCCGGGACTTGATTCAACCGCCTGCGATATCTTATAAATAGATACCGGCCTGTCCTGATCCTGACTGAAAAATTGGGTTTTTTCATATAGGATCTTGCCACCATTACTATTGATGGCATTTTGAAGCTTATGGATCATAGTACGATTAGATGCTGGCATACCCTACCTCCTGCGTTTCTTAATCGTCGTTTTCTTCCTGCCCTTCCAATACTTCTTCGCTACTATCTTCGCCATTATATATACCTCCTATATTATCATTCCCAACATAGTTAGCGTTTCCATCCTCATTTTCAATGGTTACTGAGTCCGTAGGAACCAATAGTAAAATCATGATCAAAGCGGTTATAACTAATAATTCCACAATGGAAATTATAAACCATCTCCGGGCGCTCGCCTTTACTTCCTGCAATAATTCTAATGCTAAATGATTATCTTCCATAATACAAGAATCCTCCTATCTTGTATTATAACCCATTATGGGTTAAATTGCAAATAATTTTTTTGTATGTTTAGACTTTTTTATTTTTTCCCAACATATTTTGCCATAACCTCTTTCCCTACATTCTAGAGATTTAAGTTTTCTACCGCATCTTTTACAAACTTTATATAGTTCTATCCGGGATATTTCTATCATACTAATTCTCCTTAAAAAATTCTACATACTCTTCTTCTATTCGATCTATGTTACTTAAAAGTACCATAAAAGCACTCATATAATTTATTTCTGATTTAACCCACTCATCTGAATTAAACTTTATGCTCATTGTTTCTCCATCCTTTGCCATACCATAAACGATCATACCATTACAAAGAGGATAATCAATCTTGGTAACTATCCATTCTTTATCATTATCTTTTTTCTTTATCTCATCCCCTAAATTAATTCCTAAAGTACAATTAACCCAAGTTTTCACTTTACCTCCAAATCTCGTTCTTTATAATCACATTCATATATAGCATTGCATACATACATATATTCCCAACCCCGTTTTTTATTTAACATTACTTTATGTTTTTTATAATGAATACATTTTTTACAATCTCTATCTTTTATAGCTTCATCCAGTGTCATTCGCTTACCTCCTTATCCGCTTCTATGATTGTATCTACTTGGTCTATGGCCTCTGTAAAATCTGAGGGTTCGTAATCGTTCATACCCCATGATAATACTTCTTTTCGTAAGGCATCTAAATCACCTAACTTACCATGCCCCTTCGGGAGTGGTATGCCTGTGCCTATTGCGTAGGTATCATTATCAACAATTAAAGCATCATTCTCTTCACATTCTTTCTTGCACCACTCATATACCTCTTTTGATATCCTAATCACAACCTCAACTGTTTCCATCTGATACCTCCTCACTTTCTGCCTTGTACTCATTTCCTAATCAATTCTTACTATATCAACACAAATCTTGCCGTTAACAATTGTTTTGGTGTAAATATAAGTTCTTCCTGTGTAAGGACAATGAATTATGACAAATCTATTTTCCATCTGCTTCTCCTTTTATCTGCTCCAATACTTCTATAATCTGTGGAAAGTGTCTGCCTGTCTTTGCTTTATATGATGATGCTTTAACAAGTTGAGGAACTTTGTGGTTTCTCATCAAAAGCGATAACCAAACCTCATCTTTATAAGTGTCCATGCCTACTACAACACCTTTTGCTCCGTAATCACCAACCACCTCATCTCCAAGTTCTATCCCAAATTTTATTTCTTCATCAGTCTGCCTTAATTCATACTGTGGTTCTTTACCATCAATAAGGCTTTTTACATATCTCATACCATTGCGCATACCCATGCTATAATCATCTTGTGAATCTGTTACTTTAATTGCAAAGTCGATAGTATCTATCATTTTTTCATCTCTATTTTGCTCTTGATTTAAGGTTGTTAAAAATTCAACTAAATCTCTCATTTCATTTCCGTCAAGTTCGCTTTCATCTTCTATTACTCCGCTTATATGACCTATCCAATCTCCTAAATTGAAACTTTTGTAGTTCATTCCTTATTCTCGCTTTCTGACTTGTATAGTGCATTTACTCATTTCATCTGCTCTAATTACAGAGATTTATTATTCCGTCAAGTGCTTCTTTCTTATTTGGATTATTGTTTGCGATTTTACTAATCGCCCTTATTGTAGATTTGCACCTTGCCAATTCAACGATATTCTGTTGACGGTCAAGGATTATCCACTCCGATAAAGCCTTGTATATTTCAACTTCGACATTCTCATTGTGAATTTCATTTAATATATCTGATACTTTCATTCCTTATCCTCACTTTCTGCTTTATCCTCATCTTGCTTAAACCATTCAGTATCTTCTTCGGTGATATGCGGACAATCAATACAGCCACCTTTATAATCACACTCTATTTCATGATATACACAATATCCGTATGTCATTCCTTATCCTCACTTTCCACTATCTCCCCGACATTTATGTCGGGAACATCACAAGACTCAACCATCCTTGCTCCGCAGTTAGGACAGAATGGAAAAAACAACATCATCGGACTACCAACCACATCATCCTCCATTCCCCATTTGCAATTTGAGCATTTAGTATGATTATTTACCCAGTGCCCTATTTTTTCCTTTGGTGTGACGGGTGGTAAAGCCTTTATAATGTCAACTAACCTTATGTTTAAAGGATTATTTACAATATCAAGTACCGCCTGCCTGCTTACGCAATCATCACAAGGCTGTTGCTCTAATGCCTTGATTGCCTTATCTAGTATCTCAGGTTTAACCGTATACGATTTCAAACTTTCTAAAATTTCTATGTTCGTCATTCGCTCACCTCCGCTAAATGCTTTTCAATAATATCTTCAATCGCATTAGAAAATCTCCAACTATTCGCACCATATATTTGAAGTTCAGCAACCTTTATGTATTGCATTTCTTCCCTGATTGCATATAATGTCTTTTCTATCGCCCTATCAGCTTCAAGGCTCTTGATTGCCATATCAATAGCATTGTAAATCTCTTTCATATAAGGCACTGAAACCTTGTCATCTATGGGTATCTGTTTTAATTGCTCTATTGCTTCTTCTCTTGTCATTCGCTCACCTCTTTTGCCAGTTCTGTATATTCGTCCAGATGCTCTTTCTTATACCATTCCAATGCTCTACATAGAATCTTTTTTGATATGACCATCTTTGTCTGCTCCTGACAGTATGGATATATCGTCTCAAAGATGAACCTATCATGCTCTTCTTTTACTTGTTCTATGATTTTTACAGTGATGTCAAACATCTCTCATCACCCCCCTCGGAACCACTTCTTAAACTCTTCATCGCTGATAAAGTCTGCGGACCTGATGTCTTTCATCTCTTCAGCTTTCATGCACTTCATCTCGGCTTCCAATGACTTTCTCAATCCTGTCAGGAAAAACATCTCAAAAGCCATAGCATCGACCTCACCCATTCCGCTCTCTTCTCTTCTTGCTTTTATTGACTGCTTCAAACAGCTAATAAAGCCAATGCCTCTGTCGCAAGCTGAATCGGATTTCCCTGTATTGCCATTTCAATCATACCCTTGTTATCCATTTCTGATGTGTCAATCTTAATCATATCTGACCTCCTACCATAGTTTTCTCTTTTCTCTTTTTGCTTTGACCTTACCCTGTGACGCTCTATTTTGCGTTTTTAGGACCGTTTCTGTTTCTGATGTATCTTTTATCATATCACGCTCCAAACCGACCTTATATTCATTTCTGATACGTTCTGAAGCGGAGTCTGTGATTTCTATTCCGCCAGCTATAAAATCATAGCTGTATTCTATCTTGTTTTGATTCAAGAAGTTATACAGACTGGCTGACATCGCCAGTCCTGTACCTCTTCTTTCTAATTTATAAATCATCCATTATTACCTCATTTTGCTCCCGCATCTGTAAAATAGTTTCCTGCGCCTCATAATGATGAATAAATATACATTTACCAATCATATCATATCCAAATAAAAAAGCATGTTTTGTATGATTATCCACTCCAACTGCCCATGTATCGGCCACTGTTCTAATTATAAGTTCCAATACCTCATATATATGACAATTTGGAATAATTGAACAAAAATACACTTTATCACCTATATTCATACCGGGATCTCCTCCATTATAGCTGATTGTTTACGAATTATCCAACTTTTTTTAACCCCTTCACTAATATGTTTCTTTTGCTCAGATGTCCATTTGAAAGATAAAGGCCTACCTTTCAACGTAGTACTTATTTTAGACTTGCATTTCTCAACTCGATCATCATACTCGTTATTATATTTGTAAGTACACCATTCTAAATTATTTACTCTATTATTTGTTTTGACAGTATCCTTGTGATTCACACATGGTAAATTATAAGGATTAGGTATAAAAGCTTGAGCAACTAACCTATGTACTCCAAAACATTTGACCTTGCCTTCCTTACTTAAAACAACCTGAACATATTTACCATAACTTTTACAATTTAATATCTTCTCCTTAATATGCTGATATTCATGATTATTATCGCCAGCACTTACTATTCGGTCACAGGATTTAACTCTTCCAATATTACTAACTTGATACAATCCCTCATATCCAACAACATCTTTCCAAATCTCCACTTCAAACTTCCTCCATAGATATAATACTACTGCGTATAATCCAACCAGTCCAAGTGATTTTCTGTAATTTCTGCTTATAAGCATCAACTGCTTCTTTTAATTCCTCTTCACTATCAAAGGGATTAACATAATTATGTCCACCACATTCCGGACCTATTCCGAAATACTGACTTACCGGGTTAGTTAATTTTCTACCACAGCACATACAAGTTGATATTTTCTTTGCCCATATATCCCCATGTAATTCCATTTGAACCATTCCACGGGTCTCCTTCAGGACTTTTCCGGTCATTGTACGAAGAGGCATCGGATTGTTATTATTCCACTTATCCATAAAATCAAACTGTGGGGTTGCCTTTTCAGTCATATATTTCTTGACGGTTATACGTACCTCTGAAGCCTTCGAAATATTTTCTACTGGAACCTTCATATTTTCCCTTGGAACAGGGGTTTCTACCTGAGGATATAACTTTATGCATATTGATCCATCACCGGGCTTAAAACCCGAAATAATGCTTTGAATATTTTCATATTCCTGCCCATTAACAGTGACCTTACCTTGCCAACTTTTTAACATTGTAATCATTCTTTTACCTCCTCCACCTGATCCCTTGTAAAGAAACTTGCTACCTTCATATGACAATAACCCTTATTTTCATTCTGATCCACATCCACATCATCTCTAACTTCCTTCTCAATGTTATGCTGACCACCTATATATTTCCATACCGGGAACTGCGCTACTGCCTTACTCCCTTTCTTTACCTGAAATCCCAGCGATTTCCAAGCCTGATAAGTATGAATGGTTTCAGGAAGCTCGATCTCATTACCATCCGGGGTGGTTCCCTTAATACCGGATCCCTTGATTTTTCCCTGCTCCATAAGCTTAACACTTTCAAGAAGAACTATCATTGCATTAGTCATTCCTGCACCTCCTCAATAACGTGCTACGGTCTTAAACCCATGTTTTACCAAATACTTGTAATATTCATTGCCTTCATCCTTTGTGGTGCTGGTAAATATGTTTTTCCAGATATCGCAATTGTCGTCAACCACCTGCTTAGCACCAGCTCCCTGCTCATATACATTCATTATCACCACCGGCGAAAACCTGCCATCTCTTAACTTTCCAAAGTAAACATCTACTCTGTACTCCTTGCTTTCCCAGTTCCAGGACTTCTGCATCTTTGTTACTTCGTCCAACTGTACGAAATCCCATCCTACATTCTTTCTTAATACGATCACATCTGCCATATCTTCGCCCTCCCTCTTAAAACATCGTCTTATAGAACTCTTTAAGTCCTTTAGCAGTAAGTGCTACGTGACGGGATGTTCCACTATGTCTTGCTGTCCAGGAATTATCATCCCACTTTTTAAGAAGCTTCGCATCTAATAACTGCTGTGTATCTATCGTGCCGTTGATGTTATAGTAAATATCTACATCAACTGTTCCACCGAAGAAATTCCTCCAAGCTACCTGTACGAAATGGAAACTATCCACCTCAATATCAGGATTGATACATTTTACCGCGTAGTCATGTACCTTATCATATTGAGCTTTGAAATACTCGAATACTGTTGCCATATTATTTTCTCCTTTCGAGTTTTGTTAGTTTATAGGGCTATCCCTATGTAAAGATTATATAACATCTTTTAAATAAAATCAACTAAAATTCATTAAATTTTTATAACTAAAAAAGGATCCCTATATAAAGGATCCTTCTTATATTTACTGATCGGCTTCCATAGCATCATTTGTTAATCCCTCAACCACCTGCATCAATTGAACATCCCCATCCAATTTATCATGTAGCTTATTCATACCTTGTATCTTATCTTCTAAAATTTCTCCAGTGTTGGGATTTACCACCTGATACCAAGATCCGCTCTTCATAACAATGTTATAATACATTGCCTGTTCAATAAGATCGGTGATATAATCAATTCCAATATCATAATTTATGGTATACTGTCCAACATGCCTGTTAGGTCTACAGAACTTGGTTTTTACCATATTAACCATAATCTTCTGACTATTTGGCTCACCTGAGCTTCTTGATAAGGTCTTCCCATTTTCATCAAGATAGGTTCCTTTTCTAAATTCCATTCTTGTAGTGCAAAAATGCTTTAATGCCCTTCCACCCGGTGTGTTGGTTTGTCCCGGTATAGTTGAATTGATCTTATCCCTAATTTGGTTGATAAAGATCCCCATACAATTATTCTTTGCACAAGGTCCTACAATTTCCCTGCAAAACCGGGTAAGTAATCCTGATATACCGCCAACCCTTGCATCATCAGTTAGTTCCTTACCTAAATCCTTTTCAGCCGTATGACAAGGAACACTGTCATCGATCCACAAACCAACTTCTCCGGATTCAATTGATTCCTTAATAACCTGAAAAACAAACTCAGCTGATTCTGTTTTTGGTTGATATAACCTTATCCTATCAACATCTACACCAATCTTACGAGCCCAATCAATATCAAGGGTATTTTCAGCGTCAACATACAGTACCTCGCGATCCGGATACATATTCTGAAAATTAGCTACCATATCAAGAGCTGTAGTGGTTTTTCCTCCACCTTCTTCACCATAAAACTCTGCCAATCTTCCAAGAGGTAAACCGCCATAAGTAATATAATTCATGCGGGGACTTGTAAAAGGGATCTTAGTATATTCATAGGTTGGCATTCCCACTGTAAAGGCTTCTTCCTTTAGATCCTTATTTACCCGTTTCATAATTTCATCAAGTTTTGTTCCCACTATTCTTCTCCTCCTTCATCTACTTCTTTTACCCATCCTTTAATTACCCATGCTTCCGGAACCGCGTGCTTATATTCTTTATGATAGGCCAAATTAGTTGAATCAAACTTAACCGCTACTCTACCTATCTGTTTTCCTATATCGGTTAATATGAACATTTTACCTTTTACAGAATGTTTAACTACATTCATAAATCCACTCCTTCCATGTTTGCTCTTGCTTTCAAGATTTGCAAATAATCTTCCATGACCTTTAACTGCCAGTTATATGTACTTGCCGGACATGTAGGCGTAAAATCAAGCTCATTTTTATCCCACTTCTCCATCATGCTTTTCAACTTTTCAACTCTGATTTTCACCTGATAATACTCAGCTTTAAATCGCTCTTTATAATCTGAACTGTTCATCAATTCAACTGTTTGTGATAACTCGGTTATTCTCATATATCTCCCTCCTTCCTATGTAATGACTTTTCAGCTTCAAAACCATTTGGATATCTTGCCAAAAGCTTGTCGATGTTCATCTGCATTACATCCTCAAGATCCCACGTTCTTGCAGTACATATCTCAGCGATCATCCACAAACAATCTCCAAGCTCTTTCGCTAAATGCTGTGGATCTATATCATGTCCCTGATATTGCTTCTGAAATAATCCAGCAACTTCACCGGCTTCACTACATAAGCCAAAAACCCCATGTTTCATTTTTTCATCACTGGACATACTGTTTGAAATTGTTCTTGAAGCCAGCTTTTGATACTCATTCCCTGTCACCTTTTTATCCTCCAATCTTTGTTAATTCAGCTTCTGTCATTCGCCTGCTTAAAACCTTTTTACAGCTTTGTAAAAGCTCTTGGGCATTTTCGACCTTTGCTTTCATAGTCCTCCAAGCCCTTGTATAACATATACTGGTAAGTAGTTCCTGCTGGCTATTTAACTCAGCAATACTATCCTTATCAGCAACTGTTCCTTTATCCTGATTCTGTCTTGCCGTATTATAAGTTTCTTTATAAACGGCTTTCGCAATATCATCCCGGATCCCCAACTGTTCTACCATACCACCTGCAAAGTAGATATATGTTGAAAGATTCAAACAAAAATCATCCAACTCTGCATCCGTAGGCGGGTTCTGCCCATCCGCTAAACATTCCTTGATAAAAAGTACATAGTCATCCAAATCCTTTGAATATGATTTGATAATACTATCAACAATACCATTTATCGTCTTGGAATTATCCTCGATATGAAGCTGGATCTTTTGAACCTTATCCAATTTGATATCATCGTAAAGATTTATTTTGGACATTTTTACTGACCTCCTTAAAAAATTGATTCATATTATAATCAAAAAATACCCTTTTTTTCTTTCCACGTAATATCACTTCTTTATATGAACCACCTAAATAATAATACTCAAGCTTATCATCAAATCTAATACTTTTCCTATATGGAAAACAATCCCTAATAGCTAATAAGATCTGTATCGGTATGAATTTTGTTATACCCTTATCAACCCACCAACATATTACTCCTGCAATCACTCCCGGAACTTCACTCATTTCCGATAATTTCTCCCACTGATAATCACTTATATTTCCATAAAAACCATGAAGTTTACCACTCTTATCGGGTTTAGGATTGCTCGATATACTAAGGGTATTTCCGTGAATTGATTTACATTCGATGACGAAAAATATTGGCTTATGATACAGTAGAAAATCACAGGGATTTTTACTCCCTGCATATCCTGTGGTTTGGTCATGTAATCTAACCACTACTGTATCCGGAACAGCTTCAAATGCTTTTTGGATAACCTCCTCAAATTGTTTACCTCGATTTACCGCCATATTATCCATCCTTTCTGCATTGGGTTTTATAATTGCAATACTCACAGGCCTTCTTACTGACATTTATGGGTTTTGGAGGAATCTTCAATTTTTTAACATATCCATCACAATTGGATATAAGGCCGATTAAATCCTGCTTCATATCATCCGTAGGAGTGAACATAAAAGATTTCATATCCAAGGTATCCCGATTGATATATACAAACAAAACATCCCTTAACTCAAATGCGATCGAATAAGCAGTGGCCTGATTGAAATGAGATTCATCCACATTATTCCGATTATAAAACTTATTAGCGTTCTCAGTTTTTAACTCCAAAATATAATACTTACCCTGATACTTAATAATACCATCGCATAAGAAACTCATATTTAGATCCTTATGGTATAATTTAGTTTCATAATCACCCTTCTTAAAATTAGGAAGTTTGGTTATCTCCAAATGTTCTAAGCCCCTACGCTTTACATAATCAGCCACATCAAGATATTCACAGTCCATGCCATTGTTCTTCATATCAAGAACAGCCTGTTGGATTCGTTGATGTATATCAGTACCTGCATTACATATACCTATACCCATATAACTTGATCCAGTATCATCAATAGGCTTTCCAAGTACTATATAAGCCATCTGTCTAATACAATGCATTGAACTTGGTTTATAGGTTTTACTACCGGGTTTTCTATTTTTATTATCAGTTAATTCAATACTTCGTTTTAGATCATGTAAAAATGATTGCTCTATGGGCATCTCAGTAGTCACCTGATTCACCAACTTAACTAAATTTTTTAAATTCCTTGCCATATTTTCTCCTCATTCATAACAAAAATGTTCCCCATTTATCGGAGGTATCCAATCACCAGAACCCTGCTTAAACGTTGCTTGATAAATCACATTTTCAGGAACATCTGGAGTACCATTTAATATAATATCTCTTGCCATATCATAACATTCTTGGGGAATTTCAACTGTAAAAAACTTTCGTGTAGTGCTGTACTGACCTTTTGCATAAAGCACATCCTTTACAGAACCATCACCTGTGGAATGCAACCACTTATCTTTATGTATTCTACGGTTATTAACAACTGCTCCTGTATAATATGCCGCTTTATGTTCTTTATCGGTATGCCAGTTTTCGTGATATATAACCTGCGCCATATATTCTGTATCTTCGTCTAACTGCTTAAATATGCAAACAAATCCATTAATAAATTCAGCAATTCCTTTTATCATCTGACTTGACTTTTTCTCTTTTGCGGTTACATTGATACTTCCTATCAATAATATCAAGACCAGCATTGTTACAAATACCTTTTTTAACATTTCTTAATAATTAACCTCCTATAAAATATTAACTAATAACTGTGACACTGCTATTGCTTCTTCTATTGTACCAGTTTTAATACCAACCTCAGTATTACGTATTGTAATAAGTATATTCTCCAACTCCCCAATACTATATCTCTTTAAATACTTTCTAGCATTATTTATCTGCCAACCAGTTAATCCGGTACAATTTGAAACATCCCTACTCTTACATCCCTGTACCTGAAGAAGTGCTTTGAAATTGGTATATAAATTGGATATCATAACCATAGTGGCTTCCCCACTATCATAGCTTTCCTGCATTAACTTAAATGAGTTATAAGCATCCCGGTCAAGAACTGCATCCACAAAATCAAAAATTGCATCTTTTGGTGGTCTATAAATAACCCCATCTGTCAAAAGTCTAAGTAACCCACCTTCCTCCGGTAATTGGGCTTGCTTATCTTTGGCATACCCCTCGACAAACCGCTTTATCTTATCAATCTCTAACAAACACCGGCCATAATCATTTTCACATACTTCCATCAAAGTCTGACAATTTTTATCGGATAAATTTATCTCCTTCTTAACATACTTTTTCAAAACCTCAGGTGCTAAGGGTTCAAATTCAACCATCATATCTTTATACTGCTTATAAAATTTAGTTCTCTTATCCAGATTAGTAAACATACATATAAGCATATTTTGCCCAAGATCCATATCTAAAATCTTCCAAGCCTTTTCATTCTTCACCAAGTCATTGCATTCAGATAAAACAAAAAGGGTCGCTTTTTGCAAAATAGATTTTTTACGTCCGGCCTGAAGAATATCTGTAATCTCATCCACCCATTTCAAAATATAATTTTGGATCTTACAAATCTGTTTTAAATAAATATCCCGGATACCTATCTCGGTACCACAAAATATATAAGTACTTCGCATTGTATGGGACATCATCTGAGCTTTTAATTCTGCTATTGTCATATTATCACCTCACCCAATATGTCCGGATCTCCAAAATCCATGAATCAAATAACATTTGTTTAGAAACCCCTCGTATTCTTAGCTGACTTATATATTTACCAGTTAATGAAATCCCAGTAGCATATCTCAATGGATCCAATTCTATTCTTTCAATACAGATCGCCATAAATGCCCGCAAAAATAATTTTAATTCATACCCCTCTGAATCCTGCTTCAATGCTAATTTATCCGCAATCTTAAAAGTATTGGATTGCTCTGCCTTATCTATATTATCCACTACCTTTTCCACATACTGATAAAACTCTTTTGGATTATACTTATATAAAGTATCCACATCACCAGGAACATCGCATATTTCCTTTATTATACCAAATTCATCTTTGTTATTCAATAAATCCTGAGGGGTAAGCTTATTATACCGCAATGCATATTGATGTATATCTTCTTCAGTATAATTATCAAGAGAAAATATCGAAGCCCTACTCCGAATAGTATCCAAGGTCATTTCCGGGCTTTCGAGGGTCATTATGAAGTAAGCATTATTAGGTGGCTCCTCTGTTATTTTCAAAAGGGAATTTTTAGCCTGTACTGACATACCATCTGCATCCGGAATAATATAAACTATTGGAGTAACTGCTTTATAACTAAAAGCTATCATATCCCTAACAGTATCTATCTTGATATCTGGAAGAGTATATCCAGTAATAACTGAATTAACCTGCTTAAAACAATCCACAATATATTGACATATAGTTTTCTTTCCACTTCCTGCCTGACCTGTAATTATACAAAATCTTGGAAAACATTCAGTTTCGATAAGAGTTTTAAATATATCTTGTAATCTCTTTTGCCCTATCACTCTAAATCACCTCCCTCAATCCATAATAACATCCGGGCTTCAATTTCATATTTAGGAGAAGAACTGTATTTGATTTCTGAATCAATCTTGACTATTGTATTCAATAATGATGTAAAAATATCATTATCCATCAACCATTTATCCAACTTCTTCTGATACTCTGTTAAATGAGGTAAAGATAATTGTTCCCAATCACAGCCTAAAGCATATTTGTTCACATCCAGCAAGAACTGTATATAAGTTTTAATAAAACGCTTTAAATCTTTTCCCTGTGCATGAATATCATCAATTATCTGCATCATGTCCTTGCGTTTGTCATAAACGAAACAATCCGTGAGGTCAAACATTGTATCATAGTTTGTAGTACCAAGTGCTTTTACAACATTTTCAAGTGTAAGCTCTCTACTATAAGATAATGCTTTATCCATAAGTGTTATAGCATCACGCATACCACCATCTGCTATCTTGGCTATATATTCAATAGACTCTACTTCCCAATTAGGTGATACTGCGTTTTCTTCTGCAATAATGTACTTTAATCTATCAACAATACCCGCCTGACTTATTCTCTGAAAATCATACCTCTGTACTCTTGAAAGAATCGTCTTAGGTATCTTCTGTGGGTCTGTTGTGCAAAAGATAAAAATGCTTTTTGCTGGTGGCTCTTCAAGCATTTTCAAAAATGCCTGCCACCCCATCAAACTAATTGCATGACACTCATCCACAATAAATACTTTGTATTCGCTGTCAAGGCTCTTTGACTTTGCCTGCTGTATAATGTTACGCACATCATCCACTCCACTATTCGATGCAGCATCCATTTCAATAGGATTTCCCTGTCCTTTATTTATTTCTTTTGCAAAAATCCGGGCGCAGGTTGTTTTACCTGTTCCTGCTCCTCCACAAAAAAGATAAGCATGTTTTACTTCCCCGGATTCAAGTTGTTGACGTAATATAATCCGAATACTTTCCTGCCCAGTAACTTCTTCAAAAGTTTGGGGACGATACTTAACTGCGAGTGAAATCATTATTTTTTCCTCCTTCATCAATACTTTCAATTAAACAAATCAGTCCAGTAGATACCAAAATAATTAATACCCCGGTCAAACATAATTTAATTTGATCCTGAATACTCCAAGGGGTAACTTCGCCAAATAAATACAATATCCCAATTATAAGACCTATAATAGCAATAATTTCAAATATCTTCATTATAACATGCTTCATTTGATTCCTCCATCTGATCAATACTCTGTTTTGCATCCTGAACAGTATCCTCTGTCCACATACCTTCAGGCCCGGTAACTAAATAATGTTCCCTATCTCGATCAATACTATATCCTTTGTAATTCATTAACTACCTCCTTAAAAGTCTTTTCATCTATGATATAATAGCGATTGCCATTATCTCCAAAATCAAAACATAAGGCATTGTAACCTTTACCCATTGCCAGTGCTTCCTCTCGATTCTTTTTTAACCATTCCTTTTTGATACTAAAAGACTGCTTTTCAGATGTAGTCGTCTTGCATTCTATCAACCAATCATCAGTAGTTACATCGCCTTTTTGAAATAAGGTAGCCCCGGAATTACTGGTTTGCTTACCTTTGACAACTTTAGCAACCGCCTTTTCCTGACGGTTGCTATAAAATCTTGTTGGTCTATTCACTATGCTACCTCATACATTCCACTGAACACAATATGGATAAAGTTCCTTGTTCAGTCCACCGAAATTGACTGCCATCATGTACTCACGACCCCTGGACGTCAACTGCTGTCTCTTTGGTGTTCTCTCCTCAAATGTAAGATAGCCACCATTCTTCTTAACAAATGCCTCTGCCTGCTTCTTAGTCTTAAATCCCCGGAACTGTGTCATAATAAATTCCTCCTTTTTAGTTTTTTAAGTTCTTTGAGTTTTTATAGGGAATATCCCTATAAAGATTATATAACATCTTTTATTCCAAATCAACTAAAATTAATTAAATTTTTATGAAAAAAAGAAGGTCCTTGAAAAACCAAGGACCTTATATTCCGGAATATTATTCTTCGTCATTACTAAACAAAGAAACCAGTTTAACTATGTCCCCATCTACCAACTTCAGAGCATTTTCATCTGCATACTGAACAGTAACGGTGTCAGTAGACTGACTCTTAACCTGCATTGTAAATGAAGTAAGATCCACCTGACATTCAAAGAAATCCCCATCATTGGATGTGTAAGTTATATTTTCCACACCAGTAGATGCCAATGACTCAATACGAAGGGACTTTTCATCAAACTGTAACTTAATAGCATTATCATCCAGATCCCCGACAAACAATGATAATCTATCCAAGGCCTGCAACAGCTCATTCTTAGGAAGAACACAACTGCTTGGCATATCGGTTTCAAAATAATCATTAAGAGCCTGAATAGGATACTCCTCAATCCCTTCCATTTCGTGGCTGTAAATAATCATATCGGAAGCTCCAAAAACAACGACACCGTCCTCATAGCGATCAATATTTATGGACTCTGAATCCGAAAATGATAACAAATCAAATACTATCGGGAACATAAGGATCGCCGATTTAAGAATTGGAGTATTGTAAATACCCATTTCTTCCCCATCAGTTGCACATACTTTATCTCCGACATAATACCCGGTTAAATAGGGGTATTCCATTGTTTGTGCAAGGGACGATTTGATAGAGGTAAGGATCTTCTTAACTACCAAGGAAGTAGTTGTCTGTGTATCTTCAATAGGCTCACCAAGATCAGCCAGTGGATCCGGGTACTGAATAGGATTTCCCATCTCATCATACTGTAAAGCCAGCGTATATTCACCATTTCCGATTATCTTCAGCTTTCCATCATCGACCTGAAGGTTAATCTTATCACAGGTTAACTTACCGATCAGCTTTGCAAACTGATCCGCCATAACGGTTACATAGAAATCCCCTGCAACCCCATCCTGTTTAACATAAAGATAATGAGTATTGGAAAAATCAGAAGTAATGATGGTTAAAACCCCATCCTTAACCTGAATACACATCAACTGGGTTAAAGGAATCAACTTGTTGTTTCCAACTCCCTTTGATGCCTTACTAACCAACGCCTTGAAAGTCTCCGTGGAAAGAGATAACCCGGTATTATCCTGCGCCTTCGCCTTACTGATCACTGCCTTCTTTGATGCCTTTGAAGTAGTTTCTGCATTTACTTTCTTTTTGCCTGCCATTTTATTTTTTCCTCCTTATATCATATCATGCTTGCAATCTCACGCCATTTATAGCGGAAAGCATGATGATTGATGCCATGTACTTCCATTACATGTCTTGCTACCGCCCCGATCAATCTTTCTGGTATGGACCCTGCGAAACTGGGATTTAGCCTGCTGTCGAGCATACTTTCTAATACGCTTGTTTTCTTCTTCCATAATTTCCTCCTTAAAATAATCGCTTCTTTTTACTTTGTATTTTTTGAGTAATGATATATTTCATATCATCTACTTTCACCTGTTTGGGAGTACCTATATATCCGGAAATTTGAAACTTTGGATCTATCAAGGTCCGAATATAAAGCTCCAATTGATTCAATGTATAACATCGTAACATTCTTCGTTTTTGAATATCATAAACACTTGTTGGAACTGTATCTCTTTTCTCCGCCAACTTTAACTTTACCAATTTATCGATACATTTAGATTCATCCAGTATAAACCAAGATTTATACTCCGGATTTGATACTGAGATCTTATCAAAGTAATTTCCTATTCGAGTTCCCGGATGTTTCTCTAAAACCTTTTTACCATCTTCTTTGATAGAAGGTATATAAAGTTCTATTTGACAGATAGAATTATCAAATACAGTTTCCAGCCAATTCCCATATTCTCTAGTGGTTGTAAGAATAGGGCTTATCACCCTATTCTTATCAACTAACTGAAAAGTATTCAGCATAAATCCTCCATCATTTAATCAAATTATAAAACTCCGCCCGTAAATCACTGTTATTCCTAAAAAGTCCCATACAGCAAGATGTTTTAGTCTTACTACCGACCTTCTTAATACCGCGAGCAGTCATACAACTATGAGATCCTTCAATGACTACTATGATATTCTCAGTTCCCAGTACCTTTCGAAGTACCTCATAAATATCCGTTCCAATCCTTTCCTGAAGTTGTAATCTTTTAGCACACATATCGGCGATCCGGGCTACCTTCGAAAGTCCTATGACTTTACCATCCGGAATATATCCAACAGATACCTGCATATCATACATCAATGCCATATGATGCTCGCAATAACTAAATACCGGGATCTTCTCAATAACCACCAGATCCCCGGTAGTAGTATCCTCAAAACATTTATTGAACATTACCGCAATCTCATCATTAGTATATTGCATACCCTCAAAAACTTCCTTGTACATCTTAGCAACCCGTTTAGGGGTTTCCTTTAATCCTTCTCTTTCAGGATTATCCCCAAGAGCTTCCAAGAGCATTTTTACCGCCTGTTCTACTTTAACAGTATCAATTTGTTTCATAATAATCAAACCCCTCTTTCTGCCGGATTCCAAATAAATTTATGAAGCTGTAATTGTACTTTCCAATTCCATAAATCATTTTTCTTTACAAACTCAACCAACTTCACCGGCTCAATCATCCCAAAAACAGGGCTTATATATATTTGAGCCTTTATCTTAATTGAGTCAACTAAATTCTTCGCCTGCTCCAAATCCTCTTCTGAACCAACCACAAATTTAAGTACATCATCCTTACTTAAATTCCCTATCGCTGGCTCATTCATCAAAGCAGTCATACCACTTGCACCTGTTTTATAATCCATTGTATAAAAAAGGCGATGTGAAAAATTAGATACATATGTAGGGGCTACCGAACCATTAGTTTCCACATTAACCCAATAACCTCCAACCACTAAGATACGTAATAATTCATTGATATCTTTATGAATAAGGGGTTCTCCACCAGTTACTGTAACATTGGGACATCCAAATTCAGTGACTTTAGCCATTATCTCCGGTATTGTCATCTCCGTATAATTATTATCATCGCAGGCATATCGACTATCGCAATAACTGCAATGTAAATTACATCCATACAACCTAATAAAAGTACAGGGCAAGCCGGCTCGCTTGCCTTCACCTTCTATACTATTAAAGATCTCTACCACCTTCATTCATCCTCACCCCTTTCATATGTAGCGATATTACCCTCGGATTCCTGAACGGTTACTTTGTAACAATAACCGTATTCACAAAGATTTGTCACCTCATCGCATATCCACTTAGCCATATTCTCAGCAGTAGGATTAAATGAGAAAAGACTGTTCAGATTTTGATGATCAAGTCGCCCGTGAATTGTTTTCTTAACCTGTGCAAAATCCACAATCATCCCATAATCAGTCAATTTCTTCGACTTGCAATGTACTGTAATTATCCAATTATGACCGTGAAGATTCCCGCATTTTGATTCATAAGGAAGATCTAACTGGTGAGCCCCTGCGATTTCCATTCTCTTTGACACATAATACATATTCATACCTCCTTAATATCTTCCCACGGAAATACCACCCATTTATCTTCTTTATCAAACATATAAAAGTCAGGTTTAATTCCCAGTGCGTTTTCTTTATAATACATTGTAGCTATATTCCAACGTGGTTTATCCAGCGCCGAGCTATCTTTTATATAATGTAAAAGAGATTCTCCAGTGTCACATATATCATCGACTATTAAACAATCTGGACAGGGTGCCGATAACATAGGTATATGAAGTCGATGGGATATCATTACCGCAAATATTAGACCACCTCTTGGAAGTCCATATACTCCTCTAAGAATAACCCCCTCATACTTTTCAACCAATTTATCAATAAATTGGTCAACCGCTTTCCAAGTAACGTATTCTTTCTTTATCATACTTCTTCCTCCAATGCTGGATCCTGAATTCCATTAGCCTTGAATGCATTTGCCCGATCAATACAGGTTCCACATTTACCGCAAGGCTTTTCTCCACCCTTATAACAACTCCAAGTCAATTTATAAGGAGTTCCAAGCTCCAATCCGGTCTTAACAACTTCAGCCTTATTCATATTAACTAAAGGCGCTTTCAAATGAACCTTTCCATAAGTTCCGATTGAGATTGCCATACCAAGTGTATCAGTAAAATCCTGACTACAATCCGCATAGGCATTACCAGCCGCATCATCGGCATGAGCTCCTAAGTATATATCCACCTGATCATCCGGATAACTTGCCATCGCCAGCGCCGCAACTGCTGAAAGCATTAATCCATTCCTGAAAGGTACATAAGTAGTTACCATTCCCTCACCATTCTGCTCTATCTGCTCTGCATATGAATGTTCCGGAATATCCCGATCTGATCCCTGCAATAAAGGACAATTACTATCATCCATTATACCAGTGTTTGATAGATCAATCTCTTTATGAGATACCCCATAATGATCGGCTATCTTCCTTGCGCATTCCAATTCCTTCGAATGTCTCTGTCCATAAAAGACTGAAACAGTCATTACATTCTCTTCTCCTACATCCTTAATTGCAATGGATATGCAGGTGGTAGAATCAACTCCTCCACTACTTAACACTATTGCTTTTTTCATATAAACCTCCTTAAAATAATTTCTTTTTAATCTTAAAATCTTTAATATCCATTGGAGTAATATTATCACACTTATCTTTAAAATACCTAAGATGATATACCAATCGGGCTTTATAATCTTCCCCTAATTGTTCAGTTGTAAATCCAAACTTTTGTAATTTTGAATTAAAATCCTTAATAGCCTTCGATGGAAGATGAGTATAATGATCCGGAAGATTCTTTTGATTGGTACTTATAGTAACTACCCCATAATCAGTTGCTATCCCACCATTAGCCCCGGTCATTATCCACGAAGTAGAATCAGCGCTTTCAATAGGATACCTATCTAATAAATCAAATGAAGTCATTCCAAATGCATGTACTTTTACATTAGGATTAGAAGATTTTTTAATGATTTCAAAACATTTATCCAAAAAATTCTTCTTTACTAAATAAGTCTTTCTAACCATTCCTCCAAAAGCAATATATGAAATATGATTTCCATTTTCATCTACCCACTCCAAAGCCCTCTCAAGATATTCAAAAGGCTCCCCAACATGAAAAGTATATAATAAACCTTCAGGATGTTTCACTTTACTTCTCATATATAAATAATTTTCCCAAGTCTTTTGAGCCGCTTCTTTTACCTGCTCCCTCGTTGGAGTACCATTAATATCACCCGGTATGGAATCCACCTGACCAAACAAATATAAATAATTTCTATACTTATTTAACCAATTACAATATTCATCTACATCTATTGTAACGTGGTTTGTCCATGCCGTAAATGCTCCAGAATCTACAAATAATTTAGCTTTAAAATTTTTCTCTATAAAAGAATCAATTTTAGTTTTTGCATAGTAATATGAAATTAACATATTAACATTTTCCTGAATACATATATCTGGAAAAGCTTCCGCTCCAGCAAAAAATAAATTCATATATTTATCTCCTCACCATACCATTCACGGGTGATAGCTACATCACATTTAATAGGCATTTTAAGTATCTCTTCAGCCGCCTGCGACATTAGCTTGCTCAGTAACTGAGAACATTCCTTTACATTTTCTTCCGGACATTCCGCTATAACCTCATCATGTACCGGAATTAAAAGTCTAAATCCAAGTTCTTTTAATCGCTTATCATTATTCAGCTTTATCATAGCCAGCTTAGTCAAATCAGCGGCACTTCCTTGTATTCTTGCATTAACACATTGTCGTTGGGCATCTGCTATTTTACCACCATTGTCAACAATGATAATGCCTTCTTTTTTGGCTTCCTGTTTGATCTTAGGTTTATCCCTAAACCAACATTTCTCCAGCTTACGTCGATACCGTTCCTGTATTTCTTCCGGGACTTCAGTACTTATTGATTTTGGTTGTCCATTTTCATCAAAAGGCAAATCATCATCAAAATCTAATATGTCCTGATCCAATGCAGTACCATTCTCCCAATGAAATTCATATTCATCAAGCTGTAAATCGGGAAGCCTACGCTTTCTACCACATACCGTTGTAACATAACCTAAATCATAAGCCATATCCAGTGAATCCTGTTCAAACTTCTTGATTGCAGGAAAACCTCTGAAAACACTTTCCTTAATCTCTTTTGCTTTTTTAGCACTACAATTCAATTGTTCTCCAATACTGGCTTCACCTCTACCATAAAGAACACCCAACAAAATACTCTTGGCCTGCGTTCTCCTTGCTTTTCCTTCCTTATTAGTTGATCCATCTGCATTAAACTCCCTGCATTCATCATAAGGCTTATTAAAAGACTTGGAAGCAATCTCACTATAAAGATCCTTGCCTGCCATAAAGGTTTCATACATTTGTGGATCTCCATCCCTTTTACAAAGAGCCGCTAAGCACTTCGGTTCCTGCTGACTGAAGTCTGAGGACATAAGCAAATATCCGGGAGATGCTATAAACATCTTTCTGATATCTTTATTATGGCTTGGAATATTTTGAAGATTAGGTTCCGAGCTACTCATTCTCCCTGTCTTTGCACCATATTGATTAAAACTACAATGGATCCTACCATCATCAGGATTAACACACTCCGGTAATTTATCAATATAAGTGGACAGTAACTTTTGCACTTCCCTATATTCCAATATCGCTTTTGCAATAGGATGATCTATCTTCTGAAGAATATCTTCCCCGGTACCCCTTGGAGATTTCTTATCAGGAGGATCTATTTTTAATACATCATAAAGCATTATGGCTATTTGTGTAGCCGATGTAATATTGATAGGATACTCAAGCTTATTATTAGATCCCTGTATCTTCCTATAATTATCCAGATCCTTACCAAAATCATCGCATATCCGGTAAAAGTTGTTTTTCTTCTGCTCCAACAAATCATTATATTGAATTGAAAGCTGTTGGGCATACTCAGTATTTATAGAGATCCCAGCATCTTCCATATCAGCCACAACCGGGATACAAGGCATTTCAATATTCTCAAAAACCCAATAAATATCCCGCATATCTTTCTTAGAAGAATCCTCTTTTAAATACTTTCGCTGATATTCATTCAGTTCATATGTAATGACCGGATCATGAGCGGCATATAAATATCCAATATTATATGGTATCAATGTAAATGGAATACCCTTAAATAAATCTTCAAATCTAAATGCATCTCCTTTACCATCAAGGCAATATTTATTATGTAGGGCTTTCAAATTTGCTTCAGCCTCATTCTCATTTAAAAGCTTACCAGCCAAATAACCATCCCAAGTACAATAGATATCCGGTAATCCAAAATGCCTTAAAACCCTAATATCAAACTTGGCATTGAACATATCAATATATGGCTTTTTCTTTAATAACCGTTGAAATTCCTGTAAAACAAATTCCCGATTTAACTGATCAGGAACTCTCTGATGAGTAATATAACTAATATGATTAATTGGAATATAAGCTCCTTTTTGATCCGGGGTATAAATACAAAGGCCTGCTATATTATTTCTTAATGGATCCAATCCATCAGTTTCCGTATCTATCGCTATGTATTCATTTCCTATACAGGCTGTGATGTAATCATGTAACATTTCCGGATTCGTGATATAGATATATTCATCCTTATATTTTCCAAGGCTTCTATCTACCATTTGCTTAATGGCCGCTATCCTATCAAGTAACCCTGCACCACCTTTAATTGATGGTGCAGGGGTCTTCATCTGAATAGATTTACCTGCTATAGACTTATCCTTGGACTTTGTAGATTTTGTCTTAGGTAAACTAAACAATGCCATTATTATCTACCTCGTCTTGCCGGTGTACGTCTTTCGGAACGAGCAGGACTACGTCTTGCGGGTTTCTCCTCTTCATCATCCGGGGAAGCCTCTTCTTCAGGATCATCATTATCATCCGGTTCGTTTCGCCTGCTACCTCTACGAGGAGTTTCAGGTGCTTCATCGCGCCTGCTACCACGCCTGCGAGGCTTTTCATCTTCTTCCTCAGGCGGGAACTCATTAGCTTCCAAATAATATTCCATATCCTCAGCAGATTTATCCAGTACTAAACCACCAAGGATCTTGGGGATATCCTCAAAATCCTCAAGCTGAGTATCATCAGAATCCACTTCAAAGATCTCATAAGTGGTGCTGGTATCTTTCGGCTTGCCGTGCCTTTCCACCTCAAAGATATGTTCTACAAGATTTCCCTTGGTAGCATAGCGGCTACATAAACTGGACATCTTCTCAAACATCTTCTTACCTCTATCCCATATCTGGATCTGATCTTCCTCGATATTGTAAACCGGGATAAATAACTTGGCCTGAAGTTTGATCTGTTCCCTGCAGAATGGACAGGTATCAATGGGATCCCGATATGAACGCAGGCAATTTACATAACGCTCCTTGCCATTAACTTCCACCTTATGGACGCTGTAGCCCTCGATATCATCTTCCTTATTATAAAGAAATCTGACCTGCTTTACTCCCTTGTCATTGGAGATTCCGAAGAATCCTCCACCACCCTGTCCGCCATAATTATCGGACTCGTTTGCCTTGAAACTTGCCATAATTACTTTTCCTCCTTTTTAGTCTTTTTATTCTTTTGATATTCAAGCGATTCCTGTAATAAGGAATCGATCAAACCAGTATTGCTGAGATCCTTGATCTCAAACATTGCGTCAAACATATGGTTAACAGTCTTATCAGGAACCTCCTTGATAGCCTTGCTCCTGCAACATAAGTATATACAGGAAGTTGAAAGATTAAGACGAGCAAACATATGACCCTCAAACTTCAAAGCACGTACCTTAGGTGCTTTTTCCGGAGTAAATATCTCCATCTGCTTTCCAAGCTTCTTGGTGATGTAATCAAGAATCGCAGGAACCTCAGGATTAGCCTGCTTCTTAGGGGTCTTATCCTTTTTAACCTTAGGTTTTTTAACATCCTTAGCCTTCTGCTTAGCCTGTTCAATTATTTCAACCTCAGTAATGGGAAAGCACTCAATACCCAGCTCAGCCTTCTGTCTCATAACCTCTGCTACATAAGCCTCATCGGGATCAACTACTGCCTGCTCCAGAGCCTCATCACCTGTTATCATACCCTTTGCTTCAGCCTCTTCATCGGTAACCGGGTTATCCAGATCAATAAGAGGGGCAACCTCATCGGATGTTTCCTCGATCTTCTTATACCACCTCTTAAAAGTCCCGGTAGTAATACTTGCAGATTTTCCATCCTCGAACTGGATTAACATTGTGCCTTTCTTGTCATCCTGCTTCAGGATCTCCATAAACTTACCATTCTGTCTGTGCTGATACTTCATAATTTTTTCCTCCTTGTGAGTGTTTTGATTTTTACAGGGATATTCCCTATAAAGATTATATAACATCTTTTATTCCAAGTCACTCGCTAAATAATGAAAATTTTATAACTTTTCAACTAGATTTAAAAATTGGGATTTAGACATTGCATTTATATCCTTAGGTTTATTCCAAAAATACTCCGTAATTATTTTATTATTAATATTATCCCGAAGACGCTGTCGGGCATCTAACCCAGCCTTATCCATATCAGTTGCAAGAATTAATTTCCGGGCATGTAAATTTCTTAATTGTTTAAATTGTAATTCAGTTCCAACTCCATTCAATGCTACCCCATACTTACCATATACCCAACAAGTTAGTGCATCAAACATACCTTCGCATACTATTACTTCTTCGGCCGGTTCATCTAATTTTGAAAGTTCATATAATCCATATAAAGGTTTTTCTACTCCCTTCGGATATTCGTATCTTTTGTACTTAACATTCCTCCTAGCAACAAAAAGGGTGTTGCCACAAATATCACGGACAGGGAAAGTAATAGAATCAGTATTCTTATCATAACCCAAATCAAAAATCTCAATAATCTCATCTGTCATACCTCGTTCATATAAATATTTATGTATATATCTATAACTATCCAATTCTTCTTCAGTAATATAAGGTTGCTTTTTCTTGGTTTTATCCCTTGATAAATCAAGATGCAAAGGTTCTCGGGATTCAGTCTCTAACTTTTGAAAATTTTTTCTAAGCCATTTGTTTCCAAACTTACCTAATATATCATCTGTTTTTCCAAAACAAAAAGATATAACTTCCGGCAAACTATGTACTTCCCCACATGCAAAACAATGAAATACCCCATCTTCTTTTCTTATTCCAGCAGAAGGTTTTTTCTCCTGTCCTCCTGCATGATAAGGGCATTGTACCTGAATATGGGTTTGTAAAGGCTTTCTTTTCTGCAATAACTGGATCCCATTTGCATTCAATTGACTTGCCAGCTCATCCAAAACATCTGATAGATCACAGTTATAATAATCAAACCCAATACGCATCAAAAAACATCCTCCTTAACCGAAGATTCAGGTTTCTTTCTGGTTCTCTCCCTTCTCTGTGGTTCTTCCTGCACATTATCATCTACTGTTGGAAGGTATGTGAAAGTACCTGTATCAATATCCCAATTATATGCAACTTTTCCACCAACTCTTCCGTATCGGTTCTTTTTAACTTCGAGTTTTAATACCCCTTCCTTAGTTTGCCTCATACTTAAAACTTTAGAAGCATTCATAGCTATACCATCACTATCCCGGATATTTTCAAGCTCGGGCACATCTTCCTTGTTATCCTTATCAATAACCCCGTTTCTATTTGCCTGTACAACTGCAAGGACAGGTATCTTTAATTCCACACTCAAAGCCATAAGATCTTCACTGATATTGGTTAAAGAAGTGGTGGTACTATCTCCCCTCTTATACCTTTCATCTGATAAATATTTAATTCCATCGATTGCAATACAATCCAATTTATATCTTTTGATCCAATTTCTAAGCTTAGAAACTGTAATCTGATGATTAAAATACTTATCAGCTGGCGTGGATACAATAAATTGATTTCTATGAGTAACCAGATCATCAATATAATTTTTATAAGCCTCATCATCTACCCCGGTCTTGGACCAAGTTAATCCAGTATTAGAAAAATTTTGATATAAGGTATCAAATCTGTATCCAATACTACTTGGTGACATCTCAGGGGAGATATAACCTACATTGAATCCAAGTTCCCATATATGAGTACATATCTTCTCAAGTACAAAGCTTTTACCCATATTTATACGGGCTAAAATAACCAAGAACTCTTCTTCCCTTTGAATACAATGGATAAGATCATCAAGCTCTTCAAATCCGGAAGTAAAAAACCAATCACTTTGATGATTTTTTCTTTCCAAATATTGATGATGTCTTTCCTGCGCCTGCTTTATAATATCCACTCCACCAACATCATATTCAGGTTGTAAGTGCTTCATTTCATTGATAAGATATTCAGCCGCAACATTCGAATCACTCTTCAATAAATCAGCCGCTTTACTTATTACCGGGACTGTCTTATAGTATAAATATTCTTCACGTATTTTGTCAACTAAATATTTATCACTTTCCTGAACTTCTAATAAAGTTATATCCGGGAATTCATTTAAAAAGGTCGACCTATCTGGAACTGTATGATATCTATCATAATGATCCAATATAAATTGGATTTCATCTGAATATTGGGGAAAATAATCCGCTGTAATATTATTGTCCTGTAGGAGTGCAAGATCCTTAGTACTTAATAATTTGGAAATAATTTGCAAATCAACCATTATCTCATGTCACCGCCCTTTAATAGAATTATTTCACTTGACCCATGTATACGGCTCGTCAATCTTTCCCCGATGAGATCTTCCAGATCCCGACGATCCACCAAATTAGATGTAAATATATTGGATCTCCCAGCTAAAGACCTATTATTTATCAATGTATAAAGCTGAGTATAATCATATTGAGATATTCCTGAAATACCTATATCATCCCACACCACCAAGGGAACCTTTTCTAAATTATCTTTATACTCTTTTGGAATCGGGTTATTAAAGTCCTTCAGCCTCAAGAGTAGATCAGATACAGATATGAATATTCCCTGCAATTTTTCATAGTTTCCATGAGCCATATGATGTAAATAAGATTGCAGGAGTTTAATCGCCCAACTGGTTTTTCCATTACCGGCTTCTCCACAGATATACAGGCTATTTCCCTCACCCACATATTTTACTATATTCTTTCGGATATCTGCAAGCCTTTTATATGAGCTTCGATCACATCTATTACAATCAGTGATATACATATCTATTGGTTTCTGTAATTTCTCAGGTAAACCACTGTTATCCATCTGCCATTTTAACTCGAGGTATGTTTGACACATAAAGCAGTCATCCTGACATACCTGTAAATACCAGCAGTTAGAATTTCTCTGCTTTTCCACTATCTATATCCTCCCTAAATTTTTTCTTGTCTGCGATCCTTCCTGAATGAGATCCAACATCAGTTCCTGCTTTACTGCTTAATTTTTGTTTTGAGCTATATTTATCCTCAAGAATGCTAACAAATTTATCTTCCCTTAATATGAAATCAATATCGGCTTTCCAACCTCTATCATTATCCCCGGTTAAAAAAGATGATTCATTAGCTTTTGTCAAAGCATTCTCGATGCTCATCATATCATATTTGCTTACAATCTTACCAATTGCCTTTTGGCGTTTATCTGTCAATTTCAAACATTTAGGTAATTTAGTACATATTGAATTATATTTATCCATAAATATAGTCGAAATAGTTGAAAATGACTTTTCAGGTACTCCTTTAATAGCTTTAGCTATTAAAGGTTTTTTATTCTTATTATTACTATTATTACTTAAGTGCAATTTTTTAAGATCCAGTTCTGCAGTTTTTTCAGATCTGGATATTAAAAAACTACATAACTGGGATTCATCAATTTTAAAATGTTTTGTAGCAGGTACCCCCTTTAATTTTGTTTCCAAAACCCCTGCATTTTTTAATGATTGAATAGCTGATCGCTGTTGATGATCAGAAAGACCTGTATTATCCCTTATCTTATCCATAGTAGCATAGAAAAAACCATCTTCAGTAAGTTGATCGTGGGATTGCCAATAATCATATTCAGAGCATAGCTCCCCTAACATAACAGCCTCTTCCAATCCAAAAGTTTTTATAAGCGTTTTATTTACACTTATATAATTTGAACTTGCTAATAATCCTAACATTGACATTTTAATTCTCCTCCAGAAAATAAAAAGTACAAATTCAAGCAACTGCTCCCCAGCAGACAAATGCTCGAACCTGTACCTTTTGGGTCAAGTGGGTTTCTCCTATGAGGTCTCATATTCAGCAGTGTTACTGGGGAGAAGCACCACTTGACCTGTTTGTAAATAATAATATAACTGCTCCATTTTTAAAAGTCAACTATTTTTTAAAAGTTGACGAAATATCTTCGATTTGGGTATCGCATTCAGCATTTACAGTATCCCATAAAAGCTGTCTTTCCTGCTGAATATTAACCCCATCCACATCCGGAATCTGTCTTTCCTCATGATACTCAACTGTAAAGTAATTATCCCGGATCTTCACTGATGCACGGCTTGTAGCCGCGATTGTTATGATCTTAGCCTTGCTTTCATATTTTACTGCTTTCTTTGCAGGCTTTGTGGTTTTTGTCGGCATAATTACTTCTCCTTCCTTTTGGTTAGTTTAATACTAACTACCGTAGTGGATTCCTTACAGGAAGCCATCTCAGTTACAAATTCCGCTCCAACAAGATTATTGTAAATTGCATTTTCAAGGGCATTTTCGTCAATCTGTTCAACCATCTTAACCAACTTTAATTCTTTGAGTTGTTTTTTGGAAAAATGCTTATGAAGTAAACCAAGAAGCTTTTCTTCATTCATCTTTTCCCGGTTAGATTCGATATAGTTTACCTGATATCCTCCGGCCTCATATTTTTTGACATTTTCAGCCGCCATAATTTCTTTGATAGTGATATTTTCCATATCACATTTTTCTTTTAATTTCCCTGCTTCTTCTTTATGCTTGGCGAACTGAGGGATTAGTTCATCCAGTTTTTCCAACTTCTGCATACTTTTTCTCCTTTTTATATTTTTGAGTTACTGCTCCCATAACCCCGTTTCTCCCGGTCTTGATCTTGGACTTAAATTCCTTTATACGCCATATATCACCGATCTTCCAAGAACGGGTTCCTCGTGGATGAGATTGGGTAAAATTTGGTAATAGCTTTGCGAGCTCGTGGTCTGGTTCAGCTTCCTTAAAAGCGTACCAATTATTGACGGTTTTAACCGATACGCCAACGGCTACCGCCAATTCCTCAATTCTAATTTCACGTTCCTTCATATAACTATCCTCCTTTCTATATAAAGATTTACCGTAAATATAATATAACATCTTCGGCGTATAAATTCAAGCTCCTTTTTTAAGATAACAGGAAATCCAGGATTTCCTCCTTATTACCCATAATTTTACCATCTACAAGAGCATCTGCCATAGCTCCTTTTTTATAAACCAATTCATGAATTCTTTCATCAATGGTATCTTTAGTAAGTAAAGTATAAATGGTTATATTTTCCTTTGTCCCAACTCTATGACATCTATCTTCTGCCTGCTCCTTATTAGCTCTATTCCAAGGCTCATCAAGGAATATCTCAACAGTACCAGCAGTTAATGTTAATCCGGTACCCATAGCTCCTGTAGTACCAATAATAACCTTACAATCGGTATCTTCCTGAAATCGTCTAACTTCTTCCTGACGTTCAAACTCTTTTGTATCTCCGGTTATAACAGCTACTGGATAATTTTGACGAAGTCTTAATTCTACTTCGTTTGTTATCTGAGTCCAGTTGCTAAAGATAACAACCTTCTTTCCATTTTCAATTGCTTCCTCAACAAGTTCTTCCATACGATCCAACTTAGCTGATTCCTGTACAGTACTTGAAAGGATCCCGGTATACCCGGTTGCCTGTCTCATACGAATTAACTGGGCAAGTGGATTATTACATGATTTGATCTGATCTATATTGGATTTAATCTCAGCTGTAACTTCCTTATAAATCTGCGCTTGCTTGGGACTCAATTCAACAAACTCATCAATATAAAGTTTCTCGGGAAGATCCAGCACATCTTTCTTAAGTCTGCGAAGCATTATTTCGTCAAGTCTTGCTGTAAGTTCATCAAGATGCTTATATCCTACTATTTCATATCCACCAAAACCACCCATCTCACAATAATGCTTTCTGAAACTGTAAAATGCATGGGTCTCATAACCAAGCCATTTCAATATTACATACAAATCAAGTGGCTGATTCATAACCGGGGTTCCGGTCATTGCGATCCTGCATTTCGGTTGAAGCTGAAGTAATGCTTTACCCTGCTGACTCTGAGGATTCTTGCATTTATGTACTTCGTCTACTGCAATAACCCCAATTTCATTGGAAACGCATAATTCCTTGATTTTTGCATTAATTGCTTCATCTCTTATACTTTCTATGTTTGTAATCCAAAAATAGGAATTTGCCCCATTTCCGTTTGTTAAATCGGCAAGTTTGTCTTTGTTACTTCCTATCTTATTTTTACGGGTTCCTAAAATATATCCGGATTCATTAGAATGAATTGAAATTTCATTCATCCAATTGTACTTCAAACCATTAACACCACAAATGATCAAGCAATGCTTTATATTATGTTGTAATTTCTTGGCTACGCAGATATCAATAACCTGTTTTGTCTTACCAAGTCCCTGCTCATCTGCCAGCAACCAACGATCATGTGTTAATCCATAATTAAAACCATCTACCTGGTGTTCAAAGGGTTTTGTTTTAAATTCAAACCCTTTTGGAATAACTGCTTCCTTCTTAGCTAAGGAAATATATGAATCCGCATTTATTTCAATTTCCTGATCCTGAACCTTTTGAATGAAATCCCCTAATCGATTGAATGGAAGTTCCCACTGCTTTTCTTTTGCATCCCAATACTTAATAGGAAATGACCTTACTATCTCCAACAACTTTGAATCAAATGGGAATGATATAAATAAGCTATTATCTCCGGCGATCTGATTAGGTTTACTAATATTGATCTTTATCATATGAGCCTCCTTATGAGTCTTGTGATTTTGTAGTCCTATACCTACATAAAGATTATATAACATCTTTAAAGAAAAAACAATCTCTAAATTATTAAAATTTTATTACTTCGGTTAATCTTTCCAAGAGTCGATGTATATACTGCCTTTCATCTTTAGAGACTGTACCTGAATATAAAGCTATGATAAACTCAGATATTTCTTGACATAGATTATTCAATGTCATCTCAACCGCTTTTTCTCCTGCATTCCCAAACTGATAATTACGCTTAACCGCTACATACTTATTATAAGATGGAAAAATATCAAGAAGCTGCTTTTCAGTATCATCGATTGCTTCAGGTCGAAGATGGTCTTTTACTATGTATAAAGAAGCGAGCTTTTGACATGCTTCATACGAATTATCTTGTACTAATCTTGCTATCTCTTTATTTATATCATCAATATTCATATTTTTTCTCCTTAAAAAAGGCACTCCATTTCTGAAGTGCCTATGGTTAATACGAAATACAATTACTTATTATCAATTTTCATGATACAGTCTTTGATTGCATTTCTTTCTTTCTCACTCATAGTATCATCCATAAGTGTTTCAAGTTTCTTTACCATTTTCTGTCTGGACGCATCCCTGCTATATTCGTAGGAATTGCCTTCCGCGTTTGACCATCCTCTATCCTGACTATTACGAAAATTATCGCGGCTTTCATTGTATCTGCCGTCACCATCTCCGTCCCTGCCTCTACGGGCAGTTGACTGTCCGTCATAAGAACGACCATCATGATACATAGCATTTGACTGTCCATCGTATGTATTCCCCATCCAAGGCCTCATGTTTGAATTGCCTTCATTACTCTGACCTTCCATAGAATAACGGGAACGGGCATAAGAATTAGGACTGTAATCCATACTCATACCACCCTTCTTTTCCTGCTCTTCCATCTCCTGACGGTCAATACATTTGTTAACTACCTTTAAAGACATTGAAAGCTTGTAAAGATTATCAAGACTATCTTTATTTAAGTCATGCTTTCTCTCAATCTCACCAACCTCACGCTCAAGCATATCACGGAGGTTTTCATACATTTGCAATTTATGTCCCATAATATCCTCCTTTCTATGCTATACGCGAAACAGTCATATTAGCATTTTGTACTAATATAGCTGGTGCAACATCGGCAGGTGTAGCTCCTTCAGATGTATTTTCAACACTTACATTGAAACAACATCCTCTTGGTACATTGATTATAGCAGTAGATGTAACATTAAAGAAATTTTCCTGTGTAGGCGGTTCAGTTGCTACCGCGGCTGGAGTCACAATCGCTCTGCTTGTTAAAATAGGTTCACCATCAAGTGCAAGGGCTACGCTAATGGGTCCAGCAGTGCCGGTTGAAGGCACTGCTATATTCCCATTAAATGTCACTTGATATCTTGCAAAGCAATTATTTGTGATTCCACGCAAAGTTACAATACCACTACCGTTTCTGTGATATACATAGCCTTTCGGACATCCGATTGAAGTATTTAAAGCAACAGGCTGATTTGGAAGCACTGTCTGAACTTCATTTTTAGTAAACTCTGCCATAGAATCACCCCCTATCAGAAACTACCGTTTCCACATCCACAACCGCATCCGGCATTCTGATTGCATGTGAATATAGGTGTCCTACCATAAACAGGTGTTGTAGGTACCGGACAGGAGTTGAGTCTGTTATATAACTGGTCGACCTCATTACTGAATCCGGCCTGTATAAAAGCGTTCTGAGCTGTCTGGGAAGCGGCTAAATCTTTCATAGCTACCTGCTGACGGAGTGTTGCAATTTCATCGTTCTTTGCATCAATCTTGTCCTGACATAACTGGTCCTTGATAGACTGAATACCACCGTTGATAGTGTTAAGAATAGCCTGTGTATTCTGAGTATCATTTGTACGAGTAGCACAAGCTTCTCTTGCAATATCCGAGCCAAGATTAGCAACCGCAAGCCTGTTTTCACAGCAACATTCTGCCTGCTGTGACTGTATTCCATTAAATCCCTGGAGCATAGCGGTTTGCAATGCAAAGTTCTGATTCATATTAGCCATCTGCCTTGAATTAGCTCCCTGCTCAACACCGGCAAACCCATTAGCAAGAGCCATCTGAGTGCTGTTGAATCCGTTGCAAAGCTGAGTAGATATGTCGGCAATGTTGTCTCTGATGCCATTTATGCCGTCATTGAGCATAGCATCACGGAAACCACTATTGGTGTTAGCGTTGATGTTATTCTGCCCGTTAAGTAACCAAGGGAAGTCATACCCTAACTGTGCTCCTCCGAAGCCACCGAAGCCGCCGCCCCAACCTCCGTTGCAACAAAGCAGTAAGAGTATGAGCCACCAGCCATCGCCACCGAATCCATTACCGAATCCGCCGTTCATTCCGCCTGCATATGCAGGTGCTACGGGCATATAGAAACCATTGCCCATGCCATTTTCTGAAAGTGACATAATTTTTTCCTCCTATAAATTTTGTAGGTTAGTGACATTTCTGCCAGTTTATAACAAAAGCCCTGCGCACTGACTTTTATTATTTGAATAGATTTTGTATTGCAGGATTGTTTCTCATCCGCATTGCACCATCAACTTGTTGCTGTGTTATTTGACCGGTATTAAGAAGATGCTGAACAATGTCCTGCGGATTATTCATGCTCTGCGGTATATTGTATCTTGATGCAAGCATCTGCATTGGATTTGATTTAAACTGGGAAATCATCTGTAAAAGATTAGCGTTCAACATCTCCAGTTCCCTCCGTTCTTTTTCGATTATCACCACGCAATAATGCTAACTCTTCTTGTAAATCCATAACCTTGTTTACAAGATCTGCTAAATCATTTTTTAATGCATATTTATCTGATAATGGAACTGAAGTTGATGTTGTTTCTTCTTTTACCAGTTTGTATTTTTCAAACACTGGCCTGTCAAGTGGATTAAATCCCATCGTCTTGGTATAGATGTATGGTTGATTCTCATCTTTAAAAGTGATTGAATATCCGGGACCAACCGGATACATCCGGGCTTCATTTTCATCATGAACACTTACAAGACTCCCTCCTTGTATTGATTGCTGAGCCTGAGGTTGCATCTGTTGCTGATTTTGATAATACGAATTGTAGCTTGGTTGATAGTAATTCATTTATGCCTCCTTCTTCCAATAAAAAATTGGAATTTCATTTCCACTATCCCATGTGTCGAAGTAGTTACCATCCTTTATAGCCACGACATGAGTTCCAGTGGCTAAAATATACTCGCCTTGCGGAAAATCCCGTGTAAAATCAATGGTAGAATAACAATCAGGGCAAGTATTTGGAATTACTCTTCTTACAAAACCATTTTTGCGTAAATAGGCACTCCAAACTTCATTGGAAGATGGCATATCATGCATCATAAATCCCTGAATCATTATATCAATGTATGTGGTTTCCCAGTCTTGATTCATCGCAAGGCTTATTGCCCTTATCACACAGTCTCCCGTCAGTTTGTTTGATGGGTTTGGATTGACAAATATGTAGGCCATCTTTCTCACCTGCCTCTAATAAAAGAAAAGCACATAATGATGAACATTGCTTATCTCTCATTGTAGATACTAAAATGTTACTAATATCCATCATCATGTACTTCCTCCTTTTTTTGTTTTATAAAAGTATAAAATAAAAAAGAGACCTAAAACTATTAGGTCTCTTTTCAAAAACTGTGAGGAAACTATTATAAAACTTTAAGGATTTTTCTTTTAACTTCCCTTGCTAAAGAATAAACGGTTGATTCGGAGATATGCAATTCCATTGAAATTTCTATATTTGATTTATCTTTTGCCCTTAAATTAAAATATTCCATTTCAGCCGGTGTGAAATTACATAACCTTCTAAATACTTCCAATTCCGGTTCTGTAAATCTGCATATCTTTAACTGTTTCATATTATCCTTCCCACTTAAATCCTAACATGGTGGCTGTTACTTTTCCAATAACACCATCTTCTGTAAGTTTATTATCATGCTGAAAATTCTTTGTTGCTATCATTGTATTATTACCAAAGATACCATCGACTTCACCAGGATTATATCCTTTGTCTGTTAATAATATCTGGGCCTGCTTGACATCTTCTCCACGAATTATTATTTTACCATTTTCATCCTTAGCAAAATATAATTCCCTTTTGAGAACTGGTTTTTCAGGCTCAGGTGGAGTTGGCTGGTCGCTATACCAATCCGGACGAGCAGCATATTTCCAGCCTCTTTCAGATATCGATGTTTGTACCACACCTTCGTCATGGTTTTTACTTTCTACTGCTGCGGTTTTAGAAACTGCATAACCTACATGCCACTTGTTAGTATCAGATCCCATAAACAAATAGTCACCAGCCTGAACATCCTTCAGGGCAATTTTCTTGCCGTGAGCCTTTATTCCCTTTTCTTTGTTTCCCACAATATACTCATATAAGCCATTTGCGGTCATGTCAGACTTGATAATCTTGTGCTCTAACAAGAATCTTATGCTTAAACCACTACAATCGCAGCACCTGATGATATAAACATCAATCTTTTGGAGTAGTCGTTTGTCTAATAGCTTCAAAACCCTGGCTACATCAGACTTGACCTTTTCCATGTCGTATATTTTAGGCAGCAGAATGATGAGAGTTTCACCATTAGCCCCCCAAACATAAAGGTCAATTCCCACTCTACCCATCAAATAATCAATCCAGCTTTTCAGAGTCACTGTTGTTGCCATGTTCTTCCACCTCCTTCTCACGCTTTCCATACTGCGTACCAAAATAGAATGATATAATCACAGTAAATATGGAAAGAAACTGTTCAGCACCTATAACTCCTGTAATTGACAGGTAACTGAAAACTCCTGTTAGAACCAGTGTTACGATTGATTTTACATCAATCAGTTTTGCTAATTTCTTGAGCATAACATCACCTCCTTATGATTGTGGATTTAATCTTACATGTAGTGCAAATGTATAACTCTCACCTGCTTCTATTGTGATAGGCTCTGCCAGTACACTTCTGAAAAGTGTTGCGCAGTCAAGATACGATGATAGTGACGATTGCATATTTCCAGAACATAAGCCTATCTCTTTCACAGTCAAGTCATTGGCTGTCTCATTCTTGAATACTGCCGAACAAGCAAATATATCTTCGCTCTCTTTTGTTTCGCTTGCCTGTGATACGCAAGTGAGATTTCCTGTTAACTGAATGATACTATTAGGAAGTTCGAGTCTATAATCGTCAGCATCTTCTTCAGTATCCCCGAACCCCACCTCAAGCCACTTTTTGGAGGTTGACTTATACTCATAGTCCGTACCATAAAGCACTGACGAAAGATTTGCGCTTGCAGGTGAAGCCGACGAATTACTCATTGTTTTAAAATCGTGATTTCCAAGATAATGAATAAACTGATTTGTTACCATGATATGCCTCCTTTAAGTATCTGTGGTTTTGGTGTATTTTAATACAACGTAGCAAGCAGTATGTCTATTTCCAAAACTTTGTCCTGCTTCGATGTAAACGTTGTTTTTTGTTATTGTTACGCCAGCATACCATTTACTATCTGTACTACTTGTTGCATATGTAAACGGTATAGGTCTAAAATCTTCATTAGTATTTGAAGCCTTTATAGTTACAGCATCAATGCTAATAATTTGAGATATATCTGATATACCGTGTGGTGTGTTTGTTTCACTGCCAGATGCTATTGTGCAATATATTGTTTTCTCATAAACTGGTTTTCCGTCAATCCAAGTACCAATAACTTGTTCGGTAGTGCTATAATGATGTCCTCCACCTTTAGGTTCATACATTGATGCCATAAATAACCTCCTATTCAACTACTTCAAATTTCCCACCAAGCGTATATAGTTTTGTAATTTTCCCTTTATATGGCTCATTTGTATAAAAGCCAAAATAGAATGTCTTATTAGGGTCAATATTGCTTATGTCGAACTCCAACGTTGTTTTTGGAAGTTCTTGCCACGGAGTATGATTGATAATATTTTTAGGATTGCCCCAATGCGCCATGATTACAATGCTTTTGACAACACCCGGCCATGCCGTACTGTCATAGCCATTTAATCGTGGTAGTTTATCGCTATCCCAAAAGGCTATACAGAAAATCTTATATTGATAACTACTATTTTCAATTTCTATTTCAACGCCAAGTGTTGTTGCTGAACCACGTTTTAAAGGCACATTAAAGTATGAATTATTCTCATGTATATTGTTAGCAATTAAAACACCATCGTTGTTATACTTAATAGAATTGTTATACGTTTGTATAAGGCTACCATCAACAATAGAGTCTATAATACCGTTTTCACTATCAATAAGATATATCTTTTGTAACTTTTCAGCACTAACATCACTTTCCCATCTACCACTATCTTTTACTAAACGTTGAGAATTTCCTGTAAGAAATGTATACAGATTAGCCATAGTATCAGCCGATGGGGCTTCTTCGTTATATGAATATGGTGAACCGTAACTTACTTGAACATGCGCATCTTCCAAAACTGTACTTACAAGTCTTTCAAGTTCTGCATTAGTAGGATTTGCCCAATCTGTACAAAAACTAATATCGATTTCGGGTGTAGAATCCAAATTTCTAATATTTGTTCCTGCACACCAAAGGTCAAATCCACATATATACCACAAAACTCCATCAACAACAACTGAATAAGTATCAAATGAATTTACAAGTTTACTACCATTAAAATAGATATAATCAGATACTGCTTCTTCTTTTGTGGATATAAGAATCGGACCAGAATATCCATAATAATCGGGATAATTACAAACACATAAAGCCTTGCCACCATTTGTCTTATAAAATATTCGATTATTTTCTTCTGCATACCTAGTTATTTCCGCATCTTTCGTATCAACAAGATATTCAGAATCCGCAGTAAAATCTACTCTCTCATAAATAATACTCGGCTTTGCAACTTGATTTTCCGTATCATGCAAGATTGACAGATATGCGTTTTTACTTGCTCCCGCTATCTTCAAGAATGGTTTATCAACAAGATAAAATCTCAAATCGCAAGTACCGTTGCCATTATCTTTTATGGTCATCTTTCCTGCGCTACTTTCAATCACAGGAAACTCACTCGAATGTCCTTCTGCCAATGCTGACAGTTTGGTGTTCTCTTCAAGTAAATCAAAGTTGGTTGAAGGTGCATCTGTGACTTCTTCTCCGTCATTGATATAATCGTCATTTATAACTGATAAAGAATGTGAACCGATTGAAGGTACGGAATGCCAAGTATATTGTGTCGGTTTAATACCTAACCAAAATTCTTGATATGCTTTTTTCGCTTTTTCTGAATTAAATGTGAAATTACTGAAAGCAGCATAATTAGAACGCCATAAACGCCCGATAACTAATTCTTCTGCTTCTTCATCAACAAAGAATAATACAGCAAAAGATTGTGCATTATTTGAAGTAGGCTGACCACCACCACTAACACCTATTGTACTTGAATCTGAGAAAGTAAAGGTACATTTAAAATCGTTACCGATTTTTCCGAATTCTGTAAACTCGCCTGTACCGACAGCAACAGGTAATATTGTCATGGGGTCTTCACTGGTTATCTGTCGATTTTGATACAGGTATCCAATAGGTGCATTTGCATATTGGATTATGTTCCAATCAATAAATGTAGACCTATTCCAATTAGAATATGGATTGCTTAATATATAATCTTTGCACTCATTGAAAGCACTATCGGTAGTATACGTTATCGTTCTACCCGCTATTTTTAATTCATCCACAAACCTAAATGCCATTTACTCACCTCCAATCCGTATCATCGCTTACTATGTGATGTAATAACGCACCTATAATCAAACCAATTATAAATCCTGCTAAAAATCCCAACATACACTCACCCCTTATTTCGTGATTGTTTCTTCTGTAATACCACTTGTGTCAATATTTGAGATTGTGATTGTTTCTGTAAATGCGTAACTACTTACATATCCGATTATTGCATCCTGTACTTCACTTGATACAGTTCTGTCAGTATCAGCATCTTCAGCAAATATACAGAAATAATATTTATTACCAGACTCAAGGTTACTTATAACCTTAGACGTTGTACCCAATATATCAAAGGCTACTCCATCATCCACAGAACTCGGTATACTCCCTTTCTTATATACCAACTTGACATAAGACCAATTATTCTCAGGAATGATAAATGTCGCTGTAACTCTTGTGGCATCTACCTCTAATGGATTAAGCGTAGGTGAAGTTATTGATTTATAGGTATTTACACTTATGACTTTTGTAAACCTGTAATGTCCTTCTGTATCATAAGGGAATATGCCATAATAATATTTATTGTCATATCCTATATTTGTATCAACGTAAGGTACACTTGCATATTCATCACGGGTTGTGCTGTCAACTATTATATCAGTTTCATCCCATTTATGCCACGGTATTTCATCTTCTCTTCTTACGATAACTGTCCCTGCCCATTCAACAGGAACAGGCTTTGCATCAGATAAGTTATTAGGGTCTGTCCATTTAATCTCTACTCTCTGATTATCCCCGTCATATTCAACTGATACTCCAGTAGGTTCATCAAGAAGTCTGATTCCAATGTTTCTTATAACTTTTACAAATTTCGTTTTCCAATCATCATCAACATTGGCTACGCCACCGGTGCCTTCACCGTCAGTACCAGATGCACTATCGCCTGTATGCCAACGGTCATTAGTAACTTTATACCTTGGCTGTTTTTTATCACCCCTTGCAGAGTATGTATCCTCAAAATCATTGAGTCCAACGAAAGTCCTTTCAAGGATATATGTATAAAAACTTTTTACAATGGGAATATCATCATCAATATCATCATCTTCCTCATCGTAATCAGTAATTTCAACATCTATCCTATCACCAACTTCATAACACAGATTGCCATAAAATCCACCTTCAAATGGCTTATACCGTAAATGGGTTATTGCATTTCTTAGCTTGCCAAGGGCTGTTTCAAGGCTTGTTTTCCATCCCGTTTGCTTACGGTTGTTGGTAAAAACAAAACTATCAACTATATAATAATTGCTAGGATGCTTTTTATTAGTAGAACCTGCCTTGCCAAGAAACTTATTATTCCCATCATATACATAAACATAAGCAATTCCCCAAACGGTAATGTCCTTGTCAGAACCACCAAATTTTACAGGTGGTATTGTAAGTTCATCATCAAATGTCTTGACTGCTGGCTTGTCATACCATTGCATTCCTACATAACAAAACACGCCTTGCCTGTTTATATGAGGAAATACCCCATTTGCCTCTGCAATGCGTTCCATCCAAAAACCAAAAGTAATCTTATCACTGTTTATACTCTTTTCAACAAGCCAATCATCATTAACAAGGTTGGTTTCTTCTTGTGTTATGTTATAATCCTCTATATCCGTGTTAAGCCAAGTAAATAAGCTGTCCCTTAAATACTTTATAGTCCTAGTAGTAGCCCCTTCATAAACAGCATCATACCACTCTGTAATATCATAATCACGAAGATACTTTATCATATCATATGCTGTTATGGAGCGTACTAATCTATCATCTGAAAAAGCATCTGAATTAACTATATATCTTCCTACTTTAAATAACGTGGAACTATCATCATCAAAGTATATATAAACATCAATTTCCTCATCTTTAAGATACGGGATAGTGTCACTATCAAAGATATCCACCATAAAACAAGCAGATTCTAACACGCCAAACTTAAGATTGTCTCTTGAACATAATGTCTCTCTTAATTCAAACTCATCTTCTGTTATATCATCTCCAGTAATACAGTAATTATCGTTTGTTATCAAGGGTGTGGTATTACTTCTTCCAGTCACGGTAGCACTTGAATTTACGATTATTAAGTGGGTAGTTTCGTGGTCATAGAATATATCAGGATTATCATAATTAACCAATCAAACCACCTCCTTAATAACCAATAAATTCAACATCTGTTTGTGTATATTTTATTACACCATTCTCTATCTTTTGAATAGTAAACTCTGTATCCGGAACATAGAAATAATCCTCAATATAATCATTTAATTCCGGAACCCATATGGAAGCTTTAACTTTCTTCTGCCGCTTCTTTACATAACGTGCCTTTATCTGGCTCCATACATCCCATAAAGCGGTGTTTGTCATAGGCAAAAATGAAAAAGTACAGTGTGCAACCCTATGCTTAAAAGTCTTTCTCTTTAACCTGCCAGTTCCATTTCTCTTACTGTCACCATCAAGGGTGGAGTATGTTGCTTTGTAGCTTCCATATACCATTACACCACTCATAGGTATTGTATAATCAGAACTTGCCGACGTACCGGCAATCCCTTTAACTTTTACTAAGTATCCACTAAACATTATAACTCTCCTTTAGTCGACTATCAAGGTTCAAATTAAAATGCGCTATATCCGTGCTGATCATAATAAATTTTTGATTCATCAACAACTACTTTAAATATTGCATTTGGATCTCCCTTAACATCAAAAGTATTCTTTATCTGTATGTTTGAAAGTACTTCAGCGACCGCCTGCTTGATTGTTGATAACGGGGTTTCAACATTTGTTCCATTTGTCTGATCACCAAGTATTCCAAGGAATGGTTTATTAGGTGGAATTACTACTCCTTTTGCAAATGCTCCACTTATAACAGGAAGAGATAGAGATGAAAAACTTCCTCCCATTAAAAGATTTAACCAACTCGATGTCTTTTTGAATGCCCTAAAGAAATCTTCCGCATCAACGTCATGCTGAGAAAATGGCATTTTTAGTCCGTTTAAATCTCCATGAACAGCCGCTTTTACTATGGATTCCCATCCATCACTATTTGCCAAGATAAGTCCCCAAGTACCTGCATATGCTCCCGGACTAGCAAGTATCTCTTCTAACTTATTATATCCCATAGATTTACCGGCATCCAAGAACACTCCCATTAATGCTTCCTGTATCTTCTCATCAGATACGACATTTATCTGATTCCATAAATCTTGAGCATTTGCTTTTAATATAGCATCATTGTTTTGACTAGTAGCACTAATTGAATTAGCTATTAGTTGACTATATGGTGCTCCACTAACAGTAGAGAATTTATCCGCAGATACAATACTTCTAAGGGTCTCTGCTAAAGAATCTGCCTTAACCATACTAGTAAGACCAGCCCCTACGCCAACAGTACTTAATGCGGTTGCATTGCCTTTTTGTCCAATCAAAGCCTGCTCACTTGAAGTAGGAGTATGTCCATAATCAATAGTACCTTCAGGAGTCTTATACTGTACATGGGCGATTAATTGAGCACCTGCCCACATCTGTTCCAAAGTATTAATAACCTGCTTTGATATTGAAATAACTGAATTATATGCAGAGGTATCAACTTCATTAAGCTTGATAACTGCTTGACCAAATGTAAGAGATACATTATCAACTGTAGTTTTTGTATCCTCTTCCATTTGTTTACATACCGCTTGCCCAGCTTCGCCAACACCATAAATTCTATCTCGTATAGCAACTAAAGCAGGGTCAGCGTCTTCTTCTGCAACCACTCCCATTGCATATACCTTCTGAGTTAAATCATCAATCTCATCTGAAGTATGTCCTGCAGTCAAACCGAGTAACCCTAATATACCAGATAAGATACTAACTGCGGCTGATTCTGATTCTACCTTACGCCTCTGTGTTTCAAGCGACCTATCTTTCTTGGTAAATGCGCTTAACAATCCACCGCTACCAGTGATGTTCCGAACAAGTCCGGCTATCTTTGACCCAAGGATACCAATACCTATTGCTTCTGCAAAGAACTCAGCCGTATCTGCATCTACGGATATTCCAAGTGCACCCGCCGCTCCTTCAACTAATGCCTTTAAGCCTATCTTAAATCCTTTGAGGAAAACCTTAACCATTCTCTTAGCAATCTCAATCAGGTCTATTCCAAGGAACAACTGATTTATTGCATCATAAAGTTTTCCATCCTTATCAACCTTATCAAGGAAATCAATAACCTCATCTAAAAATTTAGTAAGTGCATTAGTAATCATTATACCAAAATCTTTAAGATAAGTATTACCCGTTTCAGGATTCACTTCAAGTCCTTTTTCAAGAGCGGTACTAAACATCGTGAACAAGTCAGTTCCAAGTCCGCTAAATATATTTCCCTTAACTATCAGTTCCAATCCAAATTCTACAAGACCTTGGAACAACCTGCCAAATGCCTCCCCAGCTGTTTTCCAAGTATCCGTTTCACGTAACTGGGTCTTTAAGGTATCTATAGAATCAGCTATGAATTTTCCAAGATTGCTCCAATCAACGGTGTGAACGAATGATGATAATGAATTAACCCCTAACTGTATCAGATTAGCAAAGAATCCACCTATCGCTACCGCTAAATGAGATTTTCCCTTTAAATCATCAGGGTTTGTTATACCATTTATGAATGTTGCGGCTAACTTACCACCATTCTTGCCTTTTTCTTGTATCCTGTCCCACGGAATAGCATCAAGTAACCCTGCAATTCCTTCAGCAAACCATTCACCTGCTTCTGTAAGGTTTATATTTTTCCATCCTTCCCTTAGAAGCTTTCCAAAAGCCACCCACCAATTATTTTCATCAGGTTCTATCTTAACTTTTTTATACTTAACTGTATCTTTAGTGAGCGTCATAGTGTTCTTAGTGTTATCTTTTTGGATAACATTAAGCTTATCAAAGGATGCTAATGCTCCTTCATTGGCTTTCTGAGCCTCTTCGACACTCTTTGCATAATCATAATTTGCAACTGTGGCCTGATATACATAATTTTGTCCGGTCAATGTAGCAAAAAATTTGGCTATGTTATTCATCAATGCAATGACTTTCTGTATTAAGTCATTGAGTATGGGAGCAAGTGAATGTAATAATGGCTGAAGCATTGTTCCAAAAGTCGCTTTTAATTCTTTAAAAGAAGTCCCAAGCATTGAGATATCTTTATTAACTTCCGGAATTTCCTGAGCCATTACTTTAAAGGCTTCACTAACATATCCACGGCCTTTTCTAATTAAAGCTAAAAGACTACTAACTCCTAAAGTATAAGTTAATACGGTACGTAAAGAATGTTTCATCCCGGAGGTAAGTCCTCTTTGATGACGATTACTCAAACTAAGATGATGGGATAACTGACGAAAAGCACTTACAAGTTTATTTAAGGCTGTTCTAATGGTATGTAATATAGTTCTTCCAACATCACCTAAAGATCTACCATATCTCTTCATCGATCTGGAAGCCTTATCAACTGATTCTGCAGTTTCTTCATTACCTGTGGAAACATCTTCCTGCGATTTAGACATTTCCTCGGCTTCCTGTGCAGCTAATCTTTCTGCTTCAGTTATTTCCTGATATTTCTGAAGTAAGATATTGGTAGCCTGATTTGCAGTGTTCAAATTAGCCTGCATATCCTTATACTTGGTAGTTTGACTTCCAAGAGTAAATGCTTTTCCGGTATTTACAAGATTTTTTAACTCAGCCTCGTCTTCTCTTATTAAAGTACCAAGACGTTCCAAATTATGATCAATCTCTTCCCACGCTTTCCCGGATGTCTGACCTTTTTCAATCATCTCATCCTGCTTCATAAGCATTTTATCAAATTCTGACTGAGATTTTTTTAATCTTTTGGAAAGTTCTGCATACTCTTCTGTGGGTATCTTCTTACGTCCGAATGCCTCTAAATCACGGGCTAATTTTTGAGCCCTATTAGAAGCAGTAGTCAGATTTTTAATAAAGGTAAGTGTTTTAGAATCCAATTCTCCGGCACTTACTTTGTTTAAAGTATCCTGAACTTCTTTTCCTAACTTTTCAGCATCCTTGACTGCCGTATCTGTATTTAAACCAACTTTTATTCTAACAATTCCGTCCGGCATTACTGACCTCCAGTATCCCAATTCGCTAAGATATCATCTAAAAGCTCTCTTTCTTCCTTTGTATAATTCTCCGATCTACGGAATAACTCAGGATTCTCATTTACATATTCCTGTTCATACTTTTCAAGCTTCTTTCCTCTGATTATCTTACGCCTTATATTAACTACATTGGCTAAGGCACTTTCACCTATTGCCATATAATAACCCATAAATGTCCACCAATGTAGATATTTTTCTGCTCTTATTTCTTTTCCAGCAACTTTGTTTATTGCTGATATTATCATCAATGCATCTTTATCCCAATCAATAACTTTACCTTCCGCTTTAATTCCAACATTTTCTTGATTACAATTAAAAAAAGAGAACATTTGCTTGACTGCTTCTTCTAAATCGCCAAGCTGATAAACGGTTTCAATACCGTCAAGCTCGTCATAGAATACCGTTAAACAAGCCAATATCCTCTCATTGTCTTCAAGTTCTTCATCCTGTAATAATCTAAAGCAGTCCAGCACCATACGAAAGTCTCCGTCCTTCCGTATGGGATGGGCTGTATCATTGAGTATCACAGAAGTTGGTAACTCATACTCAAGCATGTTGATTATCCCTTTTTCTTCGCATACTGTGGAAGTTTATTATCGATTCGGGATTTAAGATTGTAAAACTCTTTATTGATATTATTCTCATAAAGTTTTGTGATTGCATTGATGATATATTCAAATCTTAATTGACCCTCAAATACATCAAACATATAACCATCCGGGGCGCATACCTCAGATACCGGAGAACTGAAGATATAATCAATGATATTTCTCATCTTGCTATCCGCCTCCTTCATAAGTTCAATGAAAGATACTGCATCTTCCTCTGAGCCATCCTCCGGATTCTCAGGAGCTTCTGTTTCAGCGGTTTCTCCCATTTTATCTTTCAGTCCTGCAAACACGTCATAAAGTTGAGTTAATCCATCTTTAAGACGGTTATAAATACCAAAATCTGAAAGATTCAATACAATTTTTGTATTCGGGTCTCCATTAACCTGAATAGTAGTGCCTTTAGTTGCAGATAAATCAAGATTCAAAATATCCTTGCTCATAAGTTCGTTCCTCCTGTGATATATGCTTATTTAGTTGTGTTAAAGTACGGAGCCTAATTACCACTCACTTATTCAGTAGTAGTGGTACCCGATGAATCCGGGGTGAAATTGAAATCAGTCGACAGCTTATCAACTGTTCCAGTTGTGATCTTATTACTGAAGTATACTGTAATAGGCATATCAGTCTTTGTATCACCACCGATGCTGTTGTAAACAATGGTACAATCGGTATGCTTTTCAGCCTGATACTCCCCATCCTGCTTCTTGAAAGCTGTAATGACATATACCGTGAAAGCATTAAGCTCTGACAGGGCATTTCTTCTTCTCTTTTCATTGAGGAATTCGGCAAGATCATTGCCGCCTGCAATAGTAAAGGGTTCGAAGTTCTGCTGAGGCTGAGACTTGTTAACATCGGTATAATTCTCCCCAAGAATATCGGTTATCGTAGAGATATCATGATTGTAATCAATCTGTGAACTCTCAATACGGTGACCTAATATCTGTCTCTTGGGCGATCCACCAGTACCATCGTTCCATTCAGCTACGGTGATGAGAAGTTTTCTATCCGCTCTCTGACCGCTAGTCAAATCAAAACTCATTTTTATTTACCTCCTTAATAAATTACTTTACTGTTATCTATATAGTCAATCTGAATTGAAAAACTATACTTTGCCAGCGCCGGTTTTACCTGTGTATCAGTTCCATTGAGAACCGGATTATCAGTCAAAACCTTCATTTCCTCTATCTGACAATTATTACCAAAATCTGGATAATTCCGGGCATCTTCCTGTTCATCCACCCAATCAATAATGTTTTGAATATCTACATATTCTTCCACATTTTCATTAACAGGTGGGGTTAATGCTTCGGAACTTTTTACAATGGCCTGATAAGTAACTGATCTAAAATCTATAATGGTAAAAGTATACCGCTTTAGAACACTTCCATCGATGTAAGGTTTTTGTATATTCCTATCATTTCCGGAAGTAATAATCTGTTTATTATCAGGTTTTGCATTTATGAAATTGAAGAATAGAGGGTGCGCTTGGATTTCCGGACAGTTACATATAAAATCAATAACAGCCTGCTCCTTATTAACTGCCATTATCATTATTTTTCGTTCATCCTCCTTGTAAGTATATCCTCAATCTCTTTACAAAACTCTTCACCTTTTTCTTGTATCATTACCTTATCCCAAAAGGCTGTAGCTCTTGGGTGATAATCAAGGGTATGGTTAAAGTTTTCTCCTACATATTGATAATGGGCATATGGAACAGCCCCGTTACCATATTGTACATAATCAGGAGTAACCTGAGCTAATCCTGATTGTGAAAGTGGACCTTCCAAGAAAGGTACATATGGATCACACTTTTTAGCCAGCAAGTTGTGAATTTCTAACATAGTGGGATCATCATTTGGTAAATCCACTAATAGGTTAGTTATTACTGATGTAAAATCATCTGCCATAAACATCATGCTCCTTGCGCTCTATAATGTTCCATTCCTCTTCCTTTTCCAGTATTTATCGATGCAAATTGTATTTCAAAGCAACCCTGAAGCTCTTTGTATTTCTCAAGCAAATCTGATGATCTATGCCCGGATGTATACTCATCGATTTCATCTAAAACCTCCCCTTTGACTATAATATCACCTTGTCCAAGGGTAAAGTATTCAGTTCTTTGATCAGCCGCAAGATTAACCCAAGCATACTTTTCAAGAAATTTAGGATCTTTCCGAATCCTGCAAATTATCCTATCAGTTTCAAGGGTTGTATCTCCAAGAACAACTTTATCTTTGGTATGTTGCCAAAAACAGCCTTCGATAACCGTTCTATACCAAGTAACATATTGAGTTTGTTTATCGGTATATTGATTATATACAGTTACTTTGGCATCCCACCATTCAGGATATTTATTCATTCGGATACACCCCTCTGTAAAGGACTTTCTGTCCAAGGCTATTCATAACCCCGGAAAGATATTGATTGATAATCTGAGCCATTTGGGTTTTGCTGGTTTCCACTACATCCCTTGCACTAAGTATGTTATAACTTGTGGAAACCCCATCATTTGATTGACTTGCAATTCCTGCTCCTCCTGATACATTATCACCTGATCCATCCCCGATTCCATTAACCTGCTGTTGAGTTATAATATACTGAATCAGTTTATACATACACCTTCTCAAGGCTTCAGGAAGAGTAGTTTCAGCCTGAAGCCTATTAAAGGTGTACCAATCCACCAAAGAACGAGCTTCAAATTCCAAATCATTAAAGGTGGTTTCATCCAAGGTTCCACCCATTGCAGTATATTCAGCATAAGTAAGATACATTAGACCCACCACCTTTCAATCATTTCTTAGGTTTTCTCCCGGAAGTCTTTGGCTTGACCTTACCAACCACTTCTTCCTCTTCAGGTTTTGCTGAAGGAAGTGCCTGTAAAGTGGTTTTGAGTTCAGCCTCTAATTCCCGGATCTTGGCTTTCAGTTTCTTTATCTCGATTATCTGCTCATCATAAGCCTGCTTTAAAGCTTTAGGATCATTTGGATCACTCTTTTCAAGAATATTTCCAAACTTATCTACTATATCATATCCCTTAGCTTTATACTTTTCTACCTGCTCAGGAGCTATATCGAGAAAAACATTTTTACGCCTTACCGTTATGGTTTTTTCTGCCATAAACGCCTCCTACTACAGATTATCATTCTGTAGTTTCTGTGGTTTCCGTAGTCGCCGTGGTCTCTGTAGTACCCGTTGTACCACTATCGGTGATATTGAACTGGATCGCATCGCTCTTCTTGTTCAGGATGAATGCATCCTCGAAGCTCTCCTCGTAGTAAACATACTTACCTTCGGACATAGCTGAAGGAGAATCAAGCCTTGAGAAGTTGTACGATACAGGGGTGATAACTGCAAGCGGATGAACAAGGAACATATTTATCTGCTTAGCACCAAGAGCAGGAGCCCAGCCCTGTGTGAAGCTGTAAGCTGTCTTCATAAGTGTCGCAGGAACACCGATGATTTCAACCTCATCAAGCCTATTCACTCTGCGGTCGATTGCGTTAGGTCCTGATGTAACATCAAGTGAACGTGAAATCTTATCAGCATTGCCGATGAGTTTCTTAACCTCGTGGGTTACATACAGGATACGGCCATTTGCAGGAACCATCGCATTGTCCATCTTCAGCATTAAGTCATCAAATACATTGAGGACATTCTGAAGTGTAAGAACCGTAGTATCCGGTGTATGATCTTCAAGAGTACGGGGATTCTTTGTCTCAAGCCAATCAGCAAAAAGCTTTGAAATGAGGTAAGCATCCATCTCCGGGAACTTCTGCTCCTGATTGAATACCTGTGTAATGTTGGCGATTGTAGCCACCATATTGGTCTGATCGATATCCATAGGATGAACAAGAGTTGACCACTTTCTCTGATGCTCAAGGGTCTTGCTCTCCCAAGCGTTATCATAGTTTCTCTGTGCAAATGCTACAGTATCCCTATCGGCATCCACACGACCTGAGGTCTTGATGCTGGGAATCTCAATAGTCTTTGCATTTACCCAACGATATCTGTTGTTGTTGGGGGTGCTGTAAAGTTTTCCGAAGTTGAGAACATAAGGCCACATCTGTGACAATGCTCTTGAGTATTCGGTTGCATAGTTTATGGAACCCTGTCCGGTTGTTCCATTGTTAGCAGGTGCTACATAAGGCATAATCTTCTTCCTCCTATTAAAAAATAATTACTCCATAGGTCGGATTGGTGTAAAATGCATTGCATTCAAAAAGCCGCCTGTAGGATCAGGTGCATTGAAATCATCTGCACCACCAGTTGGACCTACGAACTGTGGTTTATTGTCTGCGGGATCTTCGTAATCATAATCTTCATCCCCGTAATACTCATCACTAATGAAGGCATCTTCATTGTTTTCAGTATACATTTTTACGAAATCTTCCGCTCCAAGAATGGAGTTGTTCTCCATCTTCAACTGCTTCGCGATCATTGACTGGATGAAATCCCTCTTAGCCGCGTTGCTTGAGAAGTTTTTAGTACCGGCAAATTCCCGGACTGCAAATTCATAAGCCTGATCTGCCAACTGTTTCTTGTAGTTTTCAGCCTCGGTATTGTACTTCGCCTGTAAAGCCTGAAACTGTGAGGTTAAATCATTTAACTTGGTTGCATCCGCCCCTGCTTCTTCGAGGCGTTTTTTAAGGGATTCTAAATCCGTATCGCGAGTTGAGATCGTACCATTCAAGGTATCAATCTCCTTGACCTTTGCTTCGAGCTCTGCATCAAATTTGTTTTTGGATACATATCCTCCCTCGGATAAATCCACAAACTTAGCATTCCCATTCTTTGCAAGTTCTGCAAACTGCTCGTAAGTAAGTACGCCATTTTCGGCTTTGTCAAAAAGTTCTTTGATGTTCATATACATCCTCCATTCTTTATATCTGTTTTGTTTAAATGTGGATTACAGTATCCACTGAATGTGTGTTCTTTATATGCCTTTACACTGGGCTTTTTATATCAATAGGTGTCTTACCCTTTTGATAACTGATTTTCGACATTTTCAATTCGTCTTTCGAGGTTTTTCATCTGCTCCACTAATACCGGAACCTGTTGGATGCCCTCACTATGTCTTTGAACTTCTGCGGCGATATTATCCAACTTAACATTCATCGTGGCCTGATTTATCTCCAGCTTATGTTCAATCTGTTTATTAGACATTATATTGGTAAATATAATTCCAACTAAGGCAAGTACCCCGGTAATTAATGATGGTAATATATTCTCCAACATAAGCAACCTCCTAAAGAAACATATTCTATGTTCCTGTCATATAGTATACCGTATAGTTATAAAAAATTCAAGGGGTATTTTCCAAATTTTTTCTATTTTAATGAAATTTTTCGATATCCTTTAACTTGCATCTTGGTTTTCTTCTCACTAAGTCCACAAGCCTTGGAAAATTCCCTATAGTCAGAAGTTAATCTATCCACCTTCTTTTGATATTGCTTAGCAAGATCCTCATTGCCTGCGGCTCTTGCGGCTATCTGCCCATCCTTAGCATACCGTATTTGAGTTTCCAATTGTCTTTGTTTTTGAGTACATTCATACATGGTCAAATGCTTTCCATTTGGAAGAGTATATCCTTCTTCATTCTTTTTTAGAATTCCAGCAAGTTCTTCATCACTATAATTTTGCTTAGCGTAACCTATCATAATTGAAATTGCAAAATGTCGACAATTTAATGTTCCAACCGCTCTCTCAAATCCTTTATAAGTTCGACCCTGTACATCCCGGAAATCTTCACCATTCTGCATCTTATCAAATTCCTTATTAGTAAATTGATGCCCTTGCATCTCGGCATGATCCGGAGCGGGATTCATATGTACGGATATTTCCACTCCACTTGCACCAAACTCTTCACCAACTATATTTTGCATCTCCTGATTTACTGCCCGTATACCATCCATAAGATTACGTCTAACGGCAGTATCAAGACGTTGGGTAAAAACCTTTCCGGACTCAGGATTGTATTCCACCCTTCTAATACCACTATTAGCTAACTGTTGAATACTATCCTTCATAACAGTATTATAATCAATAGTTCCTCCAGATGCCGCTTGCACTGCTTCATCCACGATTGATTGGTATGCTTTAGCAATAGGAGTAGGTATAAGTTTCTTGGGATTTTTAGGATCCCGCAACATAAATGCTTGCGCCTTGGAAAGATTTTTATAAGTGTTGGAAGTCAATGTCGCCATCGCTTTCACCCTACGCTTTAACAAAGTATTCTTATCATATGAAATATAAGGAGTTTTAGTAGCATCATAAAAAGGTTTAGCACTAATATAAGCATCTTCAGCTACCTTCTTCACCAACTCTTGAATTGCTATGACCTGCATTTGGGTTAACTTAGCAATTTCCTGAATAAGTTTTTGGGCATCTGCTCCAGCGTTTCGCAGGGATATCAGCTTTTGAACATCCGAAGGTAATACTTCGCCAATTTCCTTTATTCGTTCAGCAATCTTTTTAACTACATATGTATTGATGTTTTGCTGACGATCAATGATAGGTTGGATCAGTTTATTTAATGCATCATCTGATAACATTTAGCTCTCCTCATTTGAGACCCCGGTTGTAACGCTTACCGATACCGTAAGAGTAGTGGGTGGTACTGCTACCTGCCAAGCCTTTACCTCACTTGCCTCGAGGGTATCATCGAGATTGGTATAACCAGCCGCCTTCATAGATACAATTTCATTCCCTGAAGTAAAATCCTTCAGGATTAAAGTGGCATTGGTAGTCTGTAAAGGCTGTAAAAATTCGGTTAATGTCATAATATTATTCCTCCTTCGCTTTTTCATTCTGACGTGGCTTTCCAAATGAATTATTGCTATTTCCATCTTCATTATTGGATTGCATTATCATATCATTTTCCATATCCTGCATACTTTCTTTCTGTATGGCCTGCAGTGCCTCTTCCGCCTGTCTCTTGGTTTCTCCGAAGTACCACATTCTAACCTCGACCTTACTTGCTAATCCTGAATTCATAAGGGACAATCTTTTATTTAATTCAGTATCCACATCAACAAGAATTGAATCGTCCCACTCGAAGTTAGCATCATACTGACCGTCCGGGGTAATTTCATACAGATCACAATATGCGTTCATAATATAAATTACATCTTTGAGGGTATCTTCCAAAGAATTCTGTATATCGGCATTTGTTTGGAAAGCCCTCTGTTTCATTGATTTGATCTCGGTAGCCGTTTTAGCTTCCATACTGGCATCTGATATGCTACCCCTTCCAAGACCTACCACATCTTCGATCCTCATCAGGATTGTATTTAAGCCTGCGTTAAATGAAGCATCTCTCAAGGTAGGTGCAAACGGCTGATATGTAGTAGATTCACCAAGATCCACCTGTCTAAATAATCTTGCCTGCATCTGATTCATAACCGAATGCCCGTGTCCCTGACCATCTTCTTTGAACCTCATTGCATCACGATCAATATCGATTGCCATCTCACCAGCCTGATATTCCCATAAAAGACGGCTGTACTGGAAATCCGCATCCTTAATAAGATCCACAGCCCTACTATACCCGGAAACACCAAGAGGAGATATAGTATCAACTGTATTAGCTTCAGGCATTCTAAAATATGCAAACAAGGGTTTCTGCATATTCTTAATTGTAGTAGTAGGTTGTAAATCCTTCCAAGTGGATACACTTGTTAATGGTACCTCCTGCCCTAAATCAAGACCAGTCATATCACCCTGATTGGAATTATTTGTGGATTTGAATGCCTTGTTAATAATTGTAACCGTATTATTCTTCCACTTATGATATTCCAATCTCCGGTATATAACCTCTTTCTCCGTTTGGGTCTGTACGAAAGCCGCTTCCGTTATCTGCCCACTTGCATCAAATGCTAAGGGAAAGAAGCTATCTGCCTGAATGAAATCAAATTCGATCTGCCAGTCATTATCCTTGTCATCCACCTTATTTGCTACTAAGTATGGCTTAATTACCAAACCACCCTTAGCAATGCCATATTCCAACTGTTTCCTGAGCTGTTTCTTTAGCTTCTTATACTGATCATTAAGGTATTCAGCCCTCTTTGTATTGGAAACAGGTTTATCCTTTTTGATGATCTTAGGTTCCATCGAAGGTATGATATTCCCGTATTCATCAGGTTCCGGTTCAGTATAATTGGGATTCTGCATTTCAACTTCCTTGGTAGGAGTGGTTATCTCGCTTTCAAATTCCAATAAAGCTGTCCTTGCCTTCTCGCTGGCTATCATTGCAGGAAGCCCAAGTGATGCAATTCTAACCGGATCCTGAGGGGTAGGTTCTTTTAACCAAGGAGCCTGATTCTTGTACATATCAGCCCATAACTGGATCGCATTTTCCATCTGAGATGACATAACCGGGGTTACATGAAGGGTTTGTTCGATTGTTCTGCTTCCTACCATCTTTTTCAATATCTCCTTTAACTTTGCTATTATAGTTGACCAAAATGCCATTTTACACTCTCCTTAAATTTATCTCAATTCATTCCACATATGACTGATCCGGGATAAAAGGTCATCTAAATCCGATCTTTTTGTTCTTTCTCTTAAATCTTTCACCTCATCTTGTAACTTCCTAAGGGATTTTGTATTTGGTTTGGAACTTTCTTCAATGGTTTTTAACCTCTTATATAAAGATTTTAATTGTTTATCTGTCAAAGGTTCTGCAGAAGTATTATCCCTCTGCCTCGGTTCATAATCGCCTCGTGCCTGATCATTTCGAAATTGTTCATCAAAGTTATCTCTACCAGTTAATTCCTTAGCCTCCCACTGACTACGAGCTATATCCCGTTCTTTATTAGGTTCATAGATTATATAATCATGGTCAGAAGCGCTACCAAATTTACCATTATTTTTCTTATATGGATTTCCCTGTCCCATTTATTTTCTCCTCCAGTTCCTCCACTAAATCATCATCTTCCCAATATTGAGCCCGAACTTCCTGCTTACGTTTACCGCCACTACCACCACCTAATAGATAATCCACATGATCCACCAAGTTTGGTATTATATTTAAGGCACAGCAATCTCTTTGAAATTCCTTCAGGTATTGTCTGAATGCCCAATCATCATTGACTCCCTTTTCCCAATACTGACGATAAACGGGATTTCCAATGATGTATTTCAATACCCATTCAGCACACCACCTCGCCCACATATTCGGGATCCTGATGCAGGGGAACGAAAACCACATTCTACTTCTTGGAACTGCCCCTATTTTCGTTTTTTCATCCCCATCATATAACTTACTACTAAAACCACAAACAAGCCCGTTATCGTACCATTCCGTACGCTGTTTGAAATCCTTACATATAAGAACATCGTCCTGCAAATGCCAAGTTCCACCAATATCATCAGGACAACTTGCAAATGCATTCATACAGGCTCTGAGGTTTCCTTCACCCTTAATATCATTATATACAGTAATATCATTTTTTTCAATACCCTGTTTTAGCATTGACGGTATTAAATATTCTTCAACATACCACAATCTTTTCGGGTATGTATGAATCATGTATTTTGCCATATTATTTCATTTCCTTTTTAAGTTCTTCAATCACATATTTACCTATTTCTACTTTTCCATATCCTCGATAAACCTGCTGTACGGCAACCGCCATTTTTTCGATTGAAGTTCCACCCATTCTCGAATGACCACCATCTCCATAAGTATTTGCCATTATTTTATTAACTTCTTTAATCGTAAATTTTGGATTATCTTTAACATATCGCTCAACCGCTCGATTCCATATACTGTCTATGTAATTTTTTGATTCTCCATCGAATATGTATTTAGGAAGTCCATTCTGACGAATCAATCTTTCCTGTATAACATGAGTTAATTCATGAGCTACTATACCTTCAATTTCCTTTGGTTGTTTCCAATGTAGATAATGCTTTAATGTCGCACCTCGTAATTCAATACCTTTATCATCCCATACTAATCCACTGGCATCCATATTTTTGTTTATGTCAATATTAAAAGATTTTCGTAATATTGGAAATTCCTCTTGCATCTTTTTGGCAGTTTCTCCAACTATCTGCACCATTTCAGGAGTAGCTTTATAATCACCACCAAAAACAGGTTTACTCAACTCTAAATTTTTTAGATTTTCAGCTTCAGTTTTATTTTGTGATATCTGACGGTCTTTGTCATTGTTATCCTTGGCGTTAATATGATATTTTGTATGAGCAGTATTCATTTCGCCAACAGGCATTTTTCTTATTTGACCATCATCGTCCATAAATATCTTTTTTGAACCATCATCTAACACAAAACCATTAGCAGTTTTATATAAATCTGAATTGCCAAAATTATCACTCATACTTTCAGCTATCTTTTGAGCCTCTGCATTCATTTTAGATACTACTGCATCATGTTTTTCTTTTGAAATATTACCAGCTTTGTACTGCTCTGTGATAGTATCTTTAGAACTCAAGTGTCCTTCACTCCATATCTGATAAGGACTTTTCTTTGAAGGGTCTTTTATTCTTTCAATATTACGGCTTACCGCTTCTTGTTCATTTCGTATAATATCGGCATATTTTTTCTTCTCATCATCGTCCATCCAGTCTGTGTTAAAATGTCTTCCATCTTTTGTTGTTAGCCACATTTTATTTTCTCCTGTCCATCTCTGTCTGACTGCCTTTCCGCAACCAGTTGTAATAATACATCAAAGCATCAAATTCCACTACTCTCAATCGCTTTGAAAACATCTGCTTATGGAATTGCACATCGCTCTTAGAATGTACGTTGGCAAACCTTGAATCTCCAATGCACGTGCGTTTCCAAGCTTTGTTCCAGGTCGCTATCCAATATCCGCCATCGGGTTTTTTAGGTCTTGCATACAGCCAGTCTTTGAAAATAAAACTGAAGCAAAGTATATCGGGTTCATTTTCTTCTCTTAGCTTTCGATCCAGCTCAGTTAAAACATATTCATGCATCCACCAGTCATCATCATCCATAAAAAGGATATAATCACCCTTAGCTTCTTCGATGCCCTTATTTCTGGTAGGTCCATCACAGTGATTTTCAACTGTAAACACTTTGTCGGTGTATTCTCGCGCCATTGCTTCAGTGTTATCCGTACAGCTGTCACATACGATTATCAACTCGAAATCCCGAAAAACTTGCATTTTTATACTTTCAAGCGCTTTTGAGATATGATTTTCAGCGTTAAAAGCTGGTATTATGATGCTAAACCTTGGCTTATACAATTTATCAACCAAGGCATTTACCCCGTCTTTAAAACGTTCTATCTCGTG